TGTTCTCCGTCCGCTGGGAGTATCCTCCTGTTGAGCCGCCGCAGTACCTGATGACGTTCAACCCCGAGTTGTACGCGCAGGAACAGGGCCGGATTCAGCAGCGGTTTGAAGCAGCCGTCATGATGGCCGAAGACGCGTTTGCCACGCAGTTGCAAGAGATGGTGGAACACCTGATCGAGCGGCTGACAGACGAGCCGGATGGTACGAAGAAGACGTTCAAAGCCGGCGCTATCGAGAACTTCAAAGAGTTTTACGAAAACTTCCGGCACATGAACGTCCGGTCGAACGCGCAACTGGAAGGACTGATCCGGCAAGCCAATGACCTCGTCTCGGGCGTCGATGTCACAGACCTGCGCAAGAACGCCGATCTTCGGCAGAACCTGTCTCAGCAGATGACTGAAGTAAAGACAGCGCTTGACGGTCTGATCACCAACGCGCCGCGGCGGCGTGTCATGCCCATGGGTTAAAATGGATGAACTGGTACCACAACTGACTTCCGGCCCGGCAGTTGCGCAACTGCCTGAGCCCACCAAGATAGTTAAGATCAGGAAGAAACGCGCACCCAAACATGATTTCAAAGACGGAATCGGCCGCGTGTTCGCCCACCGCCACGCCAACGGAAACGGCTGGGTTGCCGATACGGCGCGCGTCGAAGAGCAAGTCTATATCGGCCCGCGGGCCCAAGTGTACAACTACGCCTGCGTCCGCGGACAGGTTCGGCTCGAAGGGCGCGCGCGGGTGTTTGGCCACGCAACGCTCGACGGGCGCGCCAGCGGTCGCGACAGCGGTATTGTTGTCAAAACCAACGCGCAGGTGTACGGCAACGCGCTTATTCGGGATACGACGATTATTGCCGACGACGCCAGCGTCACCGGCAACGCCAGAATCAGCGGTAATTCGCGCATATTCGGCCACGCCCATGTGTATCAAAGCGCAGAACTCATTTCGTGCGTGTTGAACGGGCGCGCCGACGTAAACGGCAACGCTATGGCCATCCGCAGTACGATTGTAGATGCAATCGTTAACGGTAGTTGCACGCTCTATGCCTCAACAATCAACGCTGTTGCAACTATCGGCGGTTTTGCCACACTGATTGAAACATCTGTTTTTTCGCACTGGACGGAAAACCCTGTGCTGATTCGCGGGCACGCTACGCTGACAAAAACCAACGTGTACAGCCCGATTGTTCTCGATGGGCACTGCATCTGCAGCCACGTTAATTTTTATCTCAGCGGCGGCGGCACGCCGCTGATCGTCGACGGCAACCACATTCTTCGTGGCCGCACGTTTCACGACGCTGACTCGTTGACGCGTGCATTGCAAAATCAATCCGCGCCAGAACAACCTCCGCCGCCTACCAATACCCCGCATATTCCCGTTGTGGCGGCAGGCAATAATCGCCAGCCGGTGCCACTCCAACCAACCCGCGGCCGACGCGTGCAACGGCTGGTAGAAATGGTAGCCTCATGAATATCTTTGTGCGCCCAAACGGTTCTGCCCAGTGCCTTTACGGCGAAGCAATCCCGCTGGGCACATTAGGTGGTCTTGACATCCGCCGCGCCAGCCACGTAGAACCCGATCCGGCGCAGCCCGGGCACTGGTATGCAGACCTGTCGCCCGTCGGCGGTCCGTTCCTGCGCGGGTTTGCGTCGCGAGCGTCGGCCTTGGCGGCCGAAGAAGCGTGGCTCAACGAGCGCATGCAAACCCAGCACGTGCAGGCGCAACCATGACAAACTGGATTCAGTGGGACATCGACGATTACGAAGCAGAAAATCCGCTGGGCATTCCGGCGAGTTTTGACTTCAACATTTCGCTTGAATACGATCCCGGCGACCCCGGCTGTCAGTACGACGCAAACGGCGACGGATATCCGGGGCATAGCCCGAGCGCGGCAATTGCCGGTGCGGAATGCACGTCGATCGTGACAGAAGACGGCAAGACGCGGGCCCCGACCCGCGAAGAAAACACATTGCTGGAGCAGTGGTTGTTGTCAGTGCTTGACATCGACAGAAAACTGCGACAGCAAATTGAGCAGTGCGGCCTTGACCAGTTATGTCTTGAGCCGGACTATGACGATTGGGACGATTGACTGTGACCGAAAAGGTCACCTAACCATGGAAGAGGTTACGATGCGTTTTGTTTTTGCTGCCCTGATTCTCAGCACGTTTAGTCTTGTTTGCGGCACGGAAGCCGGCGAGCAGCCTGTGAGCGTTCTCAACCACGGCCAGTCGACCCCGACTGCCGCCGTGGCTGCCAGTGAGGCCGCGCCACCTGCCGCCACGACCACGTGCCGGAACGGCCGCTGCTGCACAGGCCCGAATTGCCGGCTCTACAACGTAGAAGAGTCGGTGACCGAGTCGTGCCGCCCGCGAGTCTTTGGCGGCTACGTCAAGAAGAACACGGCCCGGACGGTGTACCGCCCGGCTCGTCGGTAGTTTTTGACGACTAAATAACTTTGCCACGGAGGGCATCGAGTGCGTACTCGGTGCCCTCTTTTTTCTTGTAAGAGATTTTGCCGTGTCTACGCCTCCTACTAATTTTAACGCCTATGACCTGCGCGCCCGGATCGAAACAGACACCGGCGCCCTTCGCGGACCAGACCACATGACCCACGACGACGCCATTCAAACTGTTAAACAATTCTGCAAATTAGCGGCTTCCTACAACGTGATCACATTCTTCGGCTCGTACGACGGGTCTGGAGATTCGGGCGACATGGACATCAGCGTGACCACGCATGTGCCGGCGCCGCAAACTCCCGGCGCCAGCCGCAACGGCACAGGTGTCGAATCCGTCACCCAGCCATTTCGTCGGTGGCTCGATTATGTCACTGCCCTGCCCAACTCGCTTATCACAGAACAAGCCGGCACTCGCTTTGAGGCGGCCTGTTTTGAACTGTTGCCAATGGGCTGGGAAATCAACGACGGCAGTTACGGCGAATTGACCGTCCACGCCATAAACGAAGAGATCACGATCGAGCACAGTGAGCGATTTACTGACGTGCGCCACGAAACCTTTAACTTCTAACTGGAGACAACCCATGAAGTGGACTGACGTTCCTTCAACGATCGTGCTGGCCGCGGCAAACCTTTGCGACGGGCACAGCATCTTTGGCCCCGAACTTTTACTGGAAGCCGGCGTGCCCCAAGAACTGGTCGACCGGCACACGAGCAGTTACGAAAGCGATTTCAGCAATCCCAAGTATGTGATCTTTGACAACAAAACCGGCGAACCGGTCAAAGAGATGAAAGGCGTCTACGGCCTTGACGTACTGGCCGGCATCGTGCGCGATCTGGGCCTGTCTGCGCCGGAAAAGTTCGGTCGCGGCTTTCAGGCGCAGGTCTGGAAAGACGCGATTCAGGCGCATCTCAATCCAGAACCGGCGGCCACACAGTCATGAGCGAGCCAAAACACATTCCGATTCTTGACGAAGAAACCGACGCCGAGATGGCCCCCGGGGCTGAAAGTACGTGGGTCGGCGTCGGTGACGATTTTTCTGTCTATATCAAACGCACGGCAGACGGCGTGGTTGTCGACATCTACGCCCGCGGGGCCGAAGACTGCGACGCGCTGGCCAGTTGTTACGCGTTTACGGCAGACGCAAAGTTTGTGTACGAAGAAGAAGCCAAGAAAGACGAAGAGTGAGAACAAGAAAAAATAACACAGTAAAAAAACTAGAACCAAAAACATGCTATGTCGGGCAGCATGTTTACTGGCTCATGTGGGTCGATCCAAGTGCACGCGGAGAAGAACGAATCGGGTGGTATGCGTACAAAAAAGGTCGAGAACCTGAAATATGGACAGACACCGTCAAGCGTATCACGTCGAAAAAAATATGGGTGCAAAATCACCCCAAAACAAACGCTAGACTGTATTCGTGCGAGCAAGACGCCATTACAGGCGCATACGAATTGTTTTGCGACATGTATCTGTCTAGCGGTGGGTTTTCCGTCTTTCAATTTATCCCGCGGCCAACGCTCGGCGAAGCCAGCGTAGTGCTGCGCAAACTGGCAGAACTGGAATTTAATTTAAACAACTCAGACTGCCGCGTCATAGTTGTAAACCGAACAGAAACGAAAGTTGGAAAATTTGAAAGCCATAAATCGAGGTAACAAATGGCACACCCCTACCACCACTCCCTCTCTTCTGTGAAGAACTGGGGCGGCTGCGTGGATGACTACCAACGCATCCACGATTGGTTTGACGAATCCAAGGCCCACATGGCCGACTTTCGTCACCGCGCCCTCCGGCATCACTCGGAGGGTATTTTTATGGCCGAGAAAGTATTCGGCTCCACAATCACCAATTCCGACGGCCGGGTCGTGCCGGTGCGCTACATCGCCGAACAGCACGTCAAGGAAGACTTGGGCTATATCCCGTCGATAGCCGACTGGTACGGCAACATCAAGCCGCAGCGCTGGATGCTGGGCCGAGGAAAGAATTTAGAAGACGAACTGGAGGAACAGAATGCCGACATGTGTGTTCAAAACTGACGACGTTCGGCGCTGCATCGAACACGCGCTGAACTCAGAGAACTGGGGTACGACGTTTGCCGACGCCGAAGAACCGCGGCAGCCGGGGCTGTTCTTCGTACACGATCAAGGCGTATACCTGATGTCCAACGGCAACCCGGGCGACAACGCATCCGGCGACCCGAATAATTTCTATGCCTATGTCGCCTACGCCAAGCACTGCAACCCCAAAACCGACGAAGACTGGTGGCACAACGCAGCCGACCTCGTGGGCGGCGACGACTTTGCCGAACTCCTTCCCATCACGAAAACATGGCTCGAAAAATGCGGCAAGTACGAAGAACTCGAAATCACCATTCAGGGAAACGAGATCAGTTGGGCCTTTGTAAAACCAAAACGAATCGTACAGGTCATGTAAAGCCAAAAGATGTTTGGGCGCAAGCGGCGAAGAAGCCGCTATCGCGGACATCGCCCTGCGGGACCTATCAAGGGCCAATCGACCGAGGGTGCAATTATTTTGTCTTAATGCTGGAGCAGTTGGGCGCCGAGACGCACTACAGTTGCGAAGGCCATCCTGACAATTTCTACGTGTTGTTCGCCGCGTCGTACGAAACCGCACTGGCTATCGCCAACTGCGGCTACTTTATCGTCGAATTGGAAGGCGACTATTTGTGGAGCATCCGGATAAACCGGGCAGTCACAGACGCCGAACGCGTCTCCATCCTGACGAACGCCGCCAAGGCGTGGGAAAAAGAACTGGGGCCATTAACAAATGCGTCGAGCAAGAAACTACCACGAAGCCGAGATGTTCATGCGTAGCGGACTATTGTTTCGCTACGGACGCTACAACAACGGCTACCGCCTCTATTCACAAAAATTGTTTGCGGCGCCCGGCACATTTCTTTCTGGCCGACCGCAAACGTCGACGTACAATGTGTACTCATACGGCGAGCATTTTCCGTGCGCCATTGCTTTCTTTGCCGGTACGCCGCGTTATGACAGTAACCCGCGCGTAACATTTTTCAACACGGGCACCTACAGCCAGACCACGGCCCGGCACATGAGCCTTGTGCGCGGCGTGTTCAGCGGCGGGCGTTCCGGGCAGACTATTCTCGCCGATAGCGAAGTCATGCAAGAACTCAGCGCTGAGTTGTTGCAAGAAAACTTCAAAACGGAACCTAATTTTGACGCGGTCTGCGAAACGTTTATTGGTCGCGCCCGTCTTCGCCGCAAACAGCGCGAACTTGACGACTACAACGCCGGACTGCACAAAGCTATTTCGCGGATTGTTCGGTCCCAGCCGCTAGCAATGCGACACGCATTTCTGCGTGCTGATATGGACGAAGCAAACCAACGATTGCAAAGAAGCCTGCCTGAATAAGTCACACCACAGAGTAATCTTGTGTCAACCAACCCGACAATCGACAAAATCGCCTACATGATGGACCGCATGAGCGGTGACGACGAACTGACCGCCGACGATATGGAAGCCATGATCATCAAGGTGTTCGTCGCCAGTTTCGAATACGAGCACGGCTTCGAAGCCGACCTGATCGCCGCGCTCGTCAACGCGCGCTACGTGCTGCTCTGCGACGAAAATACAAGCGACGACGATGACCCGCCGACGCTGACGGCAGCAGAAGCCGAAGCATGGTACGTAGCCTGCCAGAAGAAAATGTACATGGAAACCGGCGCCAACGAGTCGTACGCCGAAGAGTCAGCGTCGTGGCCGGACACCTTGCCGTTGCGCGCTGACTGGGATAAAGATTTCCTGCGGACGCTGGCCCGCAAAGAAGTGGCCCACCACCTCGTCGTGATAGACCAAATCCGAGCCGAAATGGAAAAGCGCGCCAACCATGAGCCTTGAATTCATCGCCCTGCTTTTAGACAACAATTCCGTCGTCAACGGGCGGCACGAAAGCGTGCGCGTTGCTGACACTATTCGAAACTGGGCGCGAGACCTGACCGAGTTTCAGGGGTTTCTTGCCGAAAAGAAGTTTCCCGCCGACTACAGCCTTTTCGTGCCGGACTTTTGGCACATCGCCTATGGCGACGCCAAATGCCTGCCGGCTGAAGAAGCCGACGCGCTTTGGAGCAGCACCGTCAACGCGCGGGAGGCCGCCATGCCGTACCTCAAAGCCTACGAACTGGTTGTCACCCCGCACCCCGGCTCGCGGCTGCATTTGAGCCCAGACCCGGCCGAAAAACTAACAACGGAGCCCACATGAAAGTTCTTGAAACAATCGGCGACACGGCCTACGTGCAGTACCGTCACGCGCTGGCAAAACCGCTCGACAAGCCACTGTACACCACGATTAACTGGTTCGAATTGGCCCAGCAGAAAGATGACTTGCTGCGCATCCTTGGTGGCGAGATACCGTACGTCAGTGCGCTCAAGCGACTCGAAGGACTCGTAACACTCATCGACGCCATCCAAGATGACGCCGAAGCCGCAGGGCACCCCGTCGTGTGGGCGTGCCCTGTCTCAGAAGTGGATGAATGGTTTTCAGAAGAATCGGAGGCACGACCCCATGAGTAATGCTCTCGCAAAAATCTACAATCGGCAGCAAGAGGCTATTGCTGTCAAAACCCAAAAAGAGCAGGCCGCCCGAGACAAACAGCAGCGCGAAATAACCGCGTTTCAAAACTCGGGTATTCCGGCGCTCTTTATCGAACTTGCTGACGTACCGCTCGTCGATAATCGCGCATGCAGAACACTAGGCGACAGGGTATACTCTTATGGGGACCCACGCCGCAACAGTCGTTCGCGAGAACTGGCGCTGCACAGCGGCAGCGGGCAACGATGGTGGTGCGAAGAAAGTCCGGACAGCGGCCTCATGCGTTACGCCTACGGCGACAACGGCGGCACGAATTATTATTCAACCGCCGAGGGGCCGTGGTTTGACTCGTTTCTTGAATACGTCGCGCGCGTTTGTGCCCCCGCGGCGATCGCACAACTCCATGGAGCACCCGCCGCAGTACCGCCCGCCAAATCCGGCAAGCGAAAACTGCAGCCTATTCAGTAATGGTCGCGCTTAATTCCAACAACGTACCCCCAGAGCATATTCTCGAATGGTGCCGAAATCTGGTGCGCACGCTCACAGACGGCGGCGTCTGGGGCATTCCACGGTCCGGCACCGTGTTCCGCGTCGACAAGACAAATCAAACACTGGTGCTACTCAACGCCGGCAACGACGACGACTCCGACTTCTTCGCCACACAAGAAGTTTTTGGTTACATCGGCTGGAACGTTGTCCGCCATAACGAGCGCTAATGCAGCGCCGCTTGCACCTCTCGGCTCGGCGGGCTACATTCTCCCCCGGCGGCTTAGGCTACCTATGTTTACACACAACACCAGCAATGACTGCACGCACCACGGATGGACAAACGTCGGCGGCATCCTCTATTCCGCTCGCCGAATTTGAAGTTTTATGGTTTTCGTTAACGCCACTGCGCACCATTGCGCAAAAATTTAATACAACGCCTAACGGGTTGTACGCATTTGCCCGCCGGCATGGGCTGCCAACAGACCGCAGCGCGCAAACGCAGAATAATGTCATCAAAAAAGCGCGCAAAGCCCTTGCCAAAACGCGAAAAAAGCTAGACGATAGCGAAGATGACGCAGATGATGACAGCGTCAATCCCTCACCTGAAGAGATCGAACGAATTACAGCCGAAATTCGCGACAGGTGGGACGAACACGATTTTCGCCGCAGCGTAGAACAAACGCGCCGCCCGGTCAGTATGCGCACGTATTTGTTTGACGGACGCACCACATCGTTTGCTTTACTGGAGGACTAAACCATGCAATATGTTATCGTCGAAAACGACAAATACGGGCGCACACACGCGTACCGCGAAACAAAAGCGCACTTTCAAGAAGCTGAAAAAGTACGCAAAGAACTCGGCATGCGCCGGCTGGACCCGGCGCTGCTTGACGAAGAAAGCGACTTGTCAGACTACGGAAAAGGCTGTTACTTCGTGTTTCGTTGTAAAAAATAAACGGAGGCGCCATGAGCGTCGACAGCGCAGGCTACGTCACCGAAGTGGCGTATATGCCGGGGTTTTACGAATACATGGCGCCCACGGCGCTGCACTACGTTGCCGGCCTGAACGGTGCCACGCCGCCGAGCATCCAACAACCGTTCCGTTACCTCGAACTTGGCTGCGGCCTTGGGCAGACGTTTACGACGCTTGCCGCGGCTAATCCTGCCGGCCAATTCGTCGGCGTCGACGTCAACCCGGCGCACATCGACAGCGCCGATAAAGACATCAAAGCCGGCGGGCTGACAAACGCCAGCGCCGTCCTGTCTGATTTTGCCAGCCTGTCGCCCGACTACGGTGAGTTTGACTTTATCGGAGTTCACGGCGTCTTGAGTTGGGTCACGCCGGCGGTGCAGCACCAGTTGCTAAACGCTGTCGATCGGCATCTTAAACCGGGCGGGCTGCTGCTCGTCAGCTACAACGCGCTTCCGGGCTGGGCGCAACTTTCGCCAATTCGCGAAATGATTCGCCAGTACGCCGCCAAAACCTCCGGGTCGCCGTTGGAAAAGATTGCCGGCGCGCTGAAGTACTTAGAGTACGTCAGCGGACGCAAAAGCGAATATTTTGCCAAAAATGACGCCGCTCGGCAGCATGTCCAACATTTGTTTAAAAGCGACCGACGGTATCTTGTGCACGAATACCTCAACGAGCATTGGCGCGCGTTTTACTTTCACGAAGTCGCCGCACTCTGCCGGCCATATGGGTTCCAATTTGCCGGAACGCTGCCGGCAGTCACGAACCACTGGGCCATGTGCGTCGCGCCCGAACTTCACGATTTGTTTGCCACCGCGGCCGACCGGGCCACCATCGAAACGCACAAAGACTTTTGCGCTAACTTTATGTTTCGCTGGGATATTTACAGCAAAAACGCTCTCCGCACACCGACTGCCGTCGACCGTGTGCGCGCCGGCACAGACCTGTATTTTTCTCTAACGGAATTGCGCGTACCGTATCACGTGCACCTAGGCTGTGGCGCCGTCGAGATCAAGGGACCAGAATATGAACTGCTGCAGCTAATCTTGACAGAAAAAAGTCGAACCCTGCCGGAACTCATCGCCGCGGCTGGATTACCGGAGGCGCAGTGGCCAACGTTGGTCCAGGCGCTCGACCGCGGAGTGGCCACAGGTTTTGTCAGCATAAGCGCGGCACCTATTCCTGCAAAGCAACCAATTAACGCCGCGACGACATACACGTTCAGCCACGCGTACAATCGTGCTGCCGCACACAAATCGGCGTTCAGCGGTGAACACGCAGCCGTCGCCAGCCCGCTGACAAGAACAGGCCACATACTCAAAGAATTTGACGCCGGCATAGTTACCGCTTTGGTCGAACACGGACCAGACAACCTGCCGCAAGCCGTCGCACGCCTTATGGCGACAAAAAATCGAACGTTGAAGCAAAACGGCGTACCCGTCACCAACCCTGTCGCGCAGAACGCGATTATTCAATCAGCCTGCGCTGAATTTTTCAAAAAAGTGCTACCAGAACTGGTGCAACTTAACATTCTTCAACCGCACTCGGGCGCGTAACTTCCTGTGAAAACAATCAAATACTTTGACAAATCGCTGCTCAAAACAATTAACTATTTTTCGTCGAAAATCCTGCAGTACAACCGGACGCTGTCGCCCGCATTTATCGACACGTTGCCGGATGACAAGCTTTTTCCAGTCGTGTTTACCCTACTGCACGAGCACAAAGCCGGACAGCCTTGCGATCCCCATATGCGCTGCATGATCGCCGTCCAAGATTTGGCGGGTAATTTTCATCGCGTCATGCTCGACGTCGAAATGCGGCTCTATGAGCGGTTACCGACAGCAGAGGTGCCAGACACCCCAACCGAGCCCGCCGACGCTGTCGCCGGCTCCTAGAACGTCTGGGCGCGCCTGAGAAAGCTGTCAGGCTCTTTTGGCCTTTGACACAGGCCTGAGTTCTTTGCCCGCCATTTGGCTCACTCCGTGGCAAGCGTATGGCGCCTTTGGGCCAACGCTGTCTGTCTTTCCTAATAAAACGGTTTCTACGTAGTAGTTCGGGTAAATGGGACATTTGGCCTATTTTTTGCGTCGTAACATATTGTCAGCAAAGAACTTAAGTAGGCCTTGTATATTTGGGTAAGATTCGCCGTAACTGTTTGTCAAATATGGACTTACCCACTTCACGATTTTTCGTGTTTTTTGCGCCTTGACGCTGTGTCGAGGCGCAGTACCCTTACGGCTCGCGCAAGGAGGTGCTCATGAGCGTTATTCGTCGGTCTCCCCGTCCCCCGAGAAACAGCCGCTGTCCGTGCGGGAGCGAGAAGAAATTCAAATACTGCTGCATTGCCGACGCGCAAGCACAGCCGCAGGTCGTCGCCCAGCAGGCTACGTATATCGACTCCGGCGAAGAAGCCGTGCGGTATGTCATCGTCGACAACAAGGGCACCGGCTTTTTTGTTGACAAAGACGGTCGCATCCTTGTGTTTGCAACGCGGGCAGACGCTATCGCTATTGCTACGTTGGACGAGTTTGTTGCCGCTGCGCCGGGCGAGATCAATGTTGCGGGCGTCGGCGAAACCAAATGGCAGCACTTGCAGGCCACGTTGCCGTTCGTCGAAGTCACGGCAGAAACGGCCGCGGCGTTTGTGCGCGAGCGTATCGCGGCTCTAACGGCACCCGCGCCAGCCGAGGTTTCCGAAAGCGCTGAATGAGTTTCTTACAAGACGCGCTGGAGCCCGCGTACGCAACGGCGCGGGCATACGCGCTGTACGTTGTAAACACGCGGGACGCGTTGCCGTACCGGTTTGCCCGAGACGTCGTCTACGGCGCCGACGACCCCGACCTCGATGTTGTTTACGAAAAAATCAACGACGTTCGCCGGCTGACCATCGACCGGCTTTTCAATATGGCGCGGTTTGCGCTGCGGATGCCGGTTCGCGGGCTGATGCTCGACGAACGCTATTGCGACCAAGACCGCCTGCTGCGCGCGTTCATGCTCGGCATTTGGTGCCGGCCGACGTGCGTGGTTTATCCGCCCAAAACACAGACCCGTAAATTCAAGTCGTGCGGGTGCGCGAATTTTTGTCCGGCGTGCTGGGCGTCTGTCACGGCTCGGCAGTGCGAACAGTGCACCGATGTCATTACGGATTTGCTGGCCGCAAACGTTTCGACTATTGCGATTACGGCCCGCGTGTCAGAAGAGTTTGTACCTGCTCCGCAGATTTGTCCGACGGCGTACGCCGAACCGGAAACGCTTGTCGCCGCCGCCAATGTCGTTCACGGCATTGTCAAAACCTACAAGCGGCGACTTGAAGCGCGGCGAAAGCAAGTGCAGCGCAAGACGCTGGCGGCGTGTTGGCGGCTGGTGCTCGTTCCGGCCGAAGGTGGTTGGCGGTTGCAATGCCGGCAGTTTATGTTGACAAAGCCGGCCGTCGCACCGCCGGTTTTGCGGATGCGAGACGCCACCGTGCCGTTTTCCAAAACTGTCTGCGTCCGCGACAGCGCCGACCCGGCAATCGTGCAACTGCTGCGGCCGTTTGCCGTATACCCGCGGGCGCTTCTGACCGAAGACGTCGATTTAACCGCCGCGGGTTTGAACGCTATTTCAACGCAGCGTATGCTTGGCGGCTCCGGCGCGTTTCGCCGGGTTGGAGATGGACTTGTTCGCGCTGCCCGGCGGATGGCTCCGCTTTTTGGAGGCGATACACATGACGCCGGACAACCAGCCAAAACCAAAAGCAGATAGCCGCAGGCATTGGCACGCGTACGAACCTATTTACGCGCGCTGGCGGTACATTTGTGACACTGTCTTTTCGGGCGACTACCGCCGCATGTCGCGGGCGGTTGCCGTCGACCAGCGTGATCTCCGGCGCGTAGCGCTGCGTCACTCGCACTTGACAGTGCGGCTGGCGGCCCATGTCGTCGCAAAACTCGGCTTGAACGCCGAGTGGTTGCTGTGTGGGTCGGGGTCTGTGTTCAAATCGCCGGCAACGACAAGCGAGTTTGTGCTGCCGCCGCGTTTGACGCCCACGTTCTCCGTGTTTGACACTGTCGAGCACGCCCCCGGTGTCGAGTTTTCTACAACGACGTTTGTCGCCGACATGAAAGTTCCGACAGGCGATATTGACGATTTTTTAACAGGGGCCCGCGCCGTGTACGCGGCTCGGGTGCACTGCAAACCTGTCGGCGTTTTTGTGGGGCAGCAAGTGTTTTCGTGTTTTCCGCACAACACGGTGTTGCCGTTGTTCAAAGAGCAGCACGCCACGTTTCTGGTTGCAACACTCGGCGCCGCAGTTGCCGACATTGTGTTGGCCGGCTCTCCGCCCGGTTTTGACGTCAATACCGTGGCGCGTGAAGCAGCCATTCGCGGTGTCGGCTACGGCGAAACATTCGTCAAAACCATGCAACAAACCACCGCGGCAGTCAAAAGTTTTTTTGCGGCAGTCAGCACACTTGACGTTCCCGTGTTGCTTTCCGTCGAATTCGGCGAGATTGGCCGGCATACCGCCCCGGCCGTTCGCGGCGCAGAAGCCGGCGCGGCCATCGGCGCCGCGGCGTACACAGACCTGCTTGTATTCACGGCGCAATTACAAAACTTTTTTGGCGAGCCCGGCGGCGTATTCATCGTTGTCGGCGATGAAGTCCGGGGCGTTCGCTTGTTGCTTGAACGCTTTGAAGCGTTGAAACTTGTGGCGCCAAACCAGACAGGATTTACCGTTGTGATTTTTGCGGCGCACAACCGCTCGCTGGCGCAGGCTGTCAAGAACTGTGGCGGCACGGCGCTGTTTCTCTGCCCGCCAACTCCCGCGGCGTTGGCGTTATTCAAGACCGCGTGCACCGACGTGTACGCAGGGAAGGTACCTTATGACCAAACTCATGTTTGATGTTGCTTCTCCGTTACAGACTTTTCTCGATACGATTGGCAAGGACAGCACGCCGCAAGAACAACTGTTTTTGACCGCGGGGCTTATTGAACTCCTTCGCCGCACGAAGAATCGCACGCACGTGCTGGCCATGGCGGAACTTTTGGTGGAGAGCGCCGACGAGCCGTGGCAGTCGATTCCGTTTTCGTTGACCAAAACGCTTTTGTCATCGGAATACAAATCCTTGGTGACGGCGGCTGGTGTTTCTGCGGACCGCGTACCGCAAACGCTCTTGGTGGCGCTGCAGTTGTTTCTATGCCAAGGCGGGGAGGTTTCGGAGCCCGCTTTGCGCGAGGCTGTTGAAACCGTGTGCGAAACGATGACCGGGGCGGATACTGGCGGGCACTCCCCGGCCGCCGAGGAGCCGCCGCCAAAAAAAGATAGGGCGCCCGGCGTCGAAGTTTTCAACGCCAATCTTTTGCGCCGAGGGTTTGCGCCGCAGCCATTGACGGCTGAACTGGCTAAACAACTCGGAGTGCGGTTGGTGACGTACCGGGCGCCGTTACCGCAGGACAGGCTGAGCCCTACACTGCGGGCCATCGCTTTTCCCGCCGGCGAGGCAGCGCACGCGTTGCTGCTCGAAACCGGCGAGTATGTCATCGTCGCCAACGACGCGGCGCATCTGGAGTTCACTGAGACGCCGGCCGATTTTAAAGCCGTGTCGCCGGTGCTATTGGCCAATGTCGTGGCGGCACACGAGCGCTTGCAAGCACTCGGCCTGTTGTCCGAGCAGGCGTCAACACATATTGCCACTGGTTGCCTTGGCAAGATAACCAAGATGCATTTTCAGGGTGAGTATGACGGGCTTGAAGACCTGCAACCGTTGACGGAGGTCTTCTCAGGCTCGCGGCCGTCTGGTATGCTGCGCGGCTCTCGCACCGCCCAAAACGTTGTGTACGTTCCCGTCATGGGCACGAACATGTTTATCGGTCTCTTCGCCGCACTCGACGATACTGGCCCATATGGCACGGCGCGCATTGTGCAAGACCGCACGGACGCCGAGCCCGGCCGCGTGCTTATTCGGCACGACACGCCCCGGCAGATTACGCCGCAAGGCGTGTACTTGTTTCCTACCTCTGAGTGTTTCGTTTCTTTCACTGCTATTTTTGACACACCATGACACCATCTGACTTTGCCGATTTTGATGACGACGACATGCTCGACGACATCGAGCACCAAGAGCCCCAGCCGTGGGAAGTAATGTTGAACGTCCGCGGGTTGCTGTGCACGAGGTACGGCAAGGAGCGCGGCGAAGACATCTATGGGCTGCTGTTCAGCGCCGCGCAACACGCGGCAAACAACACACCTGTCGAAACCCAGCCGGGCATCTTGTTTACCGAAGACGGCGGGGAGTTCGTCGGGTTTGAAGCCGAAGACATGCGCGAGGAGTTTTAGACAACATTATGTACTTGTTTGTTGACACGGAAACCGGCGGCCTGACACCCGAGCACAGCCTGCTGACGGTGTCCTGCATCATCGTGGACGAGCACTTCAACATTATCCCCGTCGCGGCCGAGGACGGGCGCCCGGGTCTGTATCTCGACATCAAGCACGACGAGTACTCACTGACGTCGGGCGCGCTTTCTGTCAACAAAATCAATTTGGTTGAGCACGACAAACACGCTACGGCTATTCCCGAGGCCCGTTCAATGCTGCGAGCATTTTTGAATCGGGGGCTGCAAGCCATGAACAAGAAGCGTTTCGTGCCAGCCGGGCACAACGTCGGTTTCGACGTGCGGTTTCTCCAGGCGTACTTACTGTCCCCCGAAGAGTGGGACCAGTATTTTACGTATCCCGCGTTGGATACAGCCGCCGTTGCAAGGTTCTTCAACGCGGCTGGGATTCATGCCGGCGGATATTCGCTTGGGCGCCTGCGCGACAAATTCATTCCTCATGCGTCAGGCGGAGACTTGCACAACGCCGAAATCGACAACCTGACGGCAATAGAACTGGCCAAGAAGTTCGTGTCGTTGGTGCCCAGACAATAACAATTCAGTGGGCAGGCTGGTGCCCGTACTTGCAAAAACCGCTGCCTTCATCGGCGGTCCAGCACCCCAGTCGGCCGTGGGTTCGTAACGCCGAAGCCGACAACATCTAAACTAAGAAGACTCCTACTGGGTGTGGGTCGGAAGTCGTCAATGCAAGGATGCAAGCGCGGAGTGCCCGATGGTGTAACGGTAGCACAAGGGATTTTGGTTCCCTTTGTCTAGGTTCGAATCCTAGTCGGGCATTGAATTGGTTTGGTTTTTATGGGGGGAGTAAACAATGGGTTATGCAAAAGATCAGTTAGACGAAGAACAGGCGCGCGCACATGAAGAATATGTGAAAGAAAGTATTTGTCCAGAATGCGGAGAAGAGCGCGAAGAAATTACGCTAGACCACAATACGTTTTGGCTTTGCGATACGTGCGACGGCGATGACGAAAGCTACGACGATATCGGTGACGAGCCGCCGGAAGAAGAAGACGAGTTGTGGGGTTCGGCAGATTGCTTGTAGCAAAAACATTTAGGTGGTGTGTACACTAAACAGTGTATTCACCCCTAAACTCGGGAGGCACGGATGCCTTACACCGATTCCGAAAAGCGCAAGGAGGCTTCTCGCCGACATTACCAAAAGCACAAAGCCAAGTATATTGCGCGGACCAAGGCGTACTCCCAAAAACATCGTGAAAAAGTTTATGAGTACAAAAAAACAACACCATGTAAAGATTGCGGGCAGCAGCATCCGCATTACGTGATGGAGTTTGATCACGTGCGCGGCAAAAAAGTTAGCAACATCGCCGACATATTGCACAGGAATCACGCGGGTGGTATTTGGAAAGAAATTGCAAAGTGCGAACTGGTGTGCGCGAATTGCCACCGGTATCGCACCTACAAACGGTTGCAGCAGAAGAAAAAAGGAGCTGCGAAGCAAACGCGCGCGAAATGAACACAGAACCTTTTGCCTACGGCATACAGGCGCCTATCGGCAGCGTCACGCCGCTGTTTCACAAACGCAACGACGCCGAAGACTATATTGCCAAATTAACCGACAGCCGTGCCGCGGCGAAGATTATTCCGCTGTATCGGGCACCAACGCTCACCGACGCGGAGCGGGAGGCGGTGGCGACGGCCGCAGCATCCTGCGAGGGGATTGGATTTGATCAACTGCCCGCCGCGCTTCGCGGGCTGCTGGAGCGACTGAAGTGAAACAGAACGCCAAAGATCAACAGCCGCGAACGAAGGAGGCGGCCAACATGAACGACGAGAATGAGCGGTCTGTTGCATCGGCTGGTTCTGTGGCTGGCGAGCCTGTGGCGTGGGCCGTCTTGGATTCACGCGGCACAGTTTGCGTTGCATACACATGCCGCGAGGCAGCGGAGGCGTACTGTGAGGCAACTTTCAATAGGCTGGCACCGCTGTACCGCCAGCCGCAAAACGGAGTGGTGCGGTTGCCGCCACTTGACCCGAACGGCGCGCCGGGCTGGAACGCTGCCATTGGTGCCGTGCGAGAGGCGTTGGCTGATGCTGGAGTCGATTGGGATACTGAGTAGCCACAGAACACGCGAGATCAGCGGCGGCGACGACGGCGGACGTGGAGCGCAGAAAGGACTCTGGATTATGAGCAAAGCATTGAACGTAAAACGGGGCGCGGATTCGCAGCAGCGCCGGGTTATGCCAACGGTCGAAGAACTCAACCGTAACTTCGCAACGGCTTTCGAAATCCGACTACATGAAGAATACCTGCGCGGAAAGATGGACGGGCTGCGAATCGCAAAACTCATACGCGGCCGGCTCACGCGACAGCCTGACCGGGCGTGGCAGAAGCAAGTCCGTGAATGGGCGGACAAGGCAATTGCAAATGCAGAGCGCTAGTTGGCATAACGCGCAGGATCAGCGGCGGCGACGAAAGGACGAACTATGACGAACGACAACGAGGAGCCGTCCGCTGCATCCGCTGGTCCTGTGGCAGAGCGGCCACTGGGCGACCCCGAGATCGCGGTGGAGATTCTGCGGCTGCGAGTCGCGGAACTGGAGGAGGCTATCCGCCGACTCGCGGAGGAGGACGCCACGCTGTCGCTCCTGTGCAAGCGTGACGGCAGCCAAGTGGTGACGGTGACGATGGACGCCCCGCTCACTGACGCGGAGAGGGAGGCGGTGGCGTGGGCGGAATACGCTGCCGAGAAATGGTGCGAGCACACCGCTGCAGCCACGCTTCGCGGCCTGCTGGAGCGACTCAAATGACAACTCTCGACGACGGCGAAGACCCGTTTATTCCAGCGCCAAGAATTCCGAGCAATAGACAGAAAAGCCGGACGGCTAAACTCGGTTTATTTTGGTGCTACAAGTGCGACAAAAACAAAGTCGGGCAGGTCGGGAAATGCTCGGTTTGCGGACACAGAGAAAACAGGAAGAAAACAAAGTGATTATGAACGCGACAATAACAGATGACGCCACTATTCCTGACGCCCGGCACCTGATCTGGGTCGCTAGAAATTTACTGTGGCAAGCCCACGCCGGGTTTATTGAAATGACAAGCCAGCGGCCCGAGCAGGTTGGGGCCAGTGTGGTGTGCGACGAATTGCAAAAACTCACCGAGTCAATCGATCAAATGCGTGAGCAGTTGAAGCGCTATGACAAAGTGCCGTGTCAAAATACCACGATGCCCCCGTGCACAGAAAACGCGTGGCAGCATTTCTTAGAGCATGTACAGACGTGTTATTTACCTCATCAAAAATAGGGCAAATCAAAATGCCGGGCGCTTATTTAAAGAGGAGAGGAAATGGCCGACAACACGACTGCGCAACAAGCGGTCGAGTTTACGTTTCATAACGCTAATGAAGAGATGACGCCAGACGAGTTGAATCGGATGATCGCGGAGACTATCTGGATGGCAGACCGCCCGCGAACATGGTGGGAATGGTGGAGTTGGCAGTGGCGGTCGTTGTGGGGCAGGAATTGAGGGGACAATGCCAAGAGTCACGTTAACTTTCGACCTACCCGACGAACGCGGCAGCATGCAGGCGGCGCTGGCTGGCCAAGACGCCCTGCTCGCGCTGTGGGATATTGACAACAAATGCCGCGGGTTGCTCAAGCACGGCAACCTGCCCGAAGAAACCGATCAACTTATCGAAGAAATCCGGCGGCTGGTCCCGATGGAACTGTTAGACCTGCTTGAGTAATGCTATGGACATCGTAAAACGACTGACGCTTGCCGCCGCTGAGGACCCGCGCTCAAAGTTGGCACAAGTGGCGCTAGACGCTATAGCCCACATCGAATCGTTGCGGACAGAGATTCGCACGCAGCGCAACGAGATCGCGCAACACATCAGCGTGCGTAATGCGGTATTGGATATGGATCGACCACCAGAAATGAACCCTCACGGAATAGAAGATTTAAAATGACATTTGCACCTGTAACGTTCGACGAACTTGAAAACCTTGTGGCCGAGTGGGCCGAAGCCCGCAGGATTATTCCAAACAGCAACCCTATGGCGCAGTTGCTAAAAACTATGTCCGAACTAGGCGAACTAGCGGACGCGACGCTCAAAGACGATCGTGATGGTATCGTCGACGGAATTGGCGACGTGTTGGTGACGTTGATTTTATATTGTCGTCTTGCCGGCGTGCATCCAATTGATTGTTTGCGCGGCGCATACGGTATGATCAAAGACCGCAAGGGCACACTGACGCCCGACGGTATCTTTGTGAAAGAAGAAGATTTAACGGACGCCTGAGGCGCAATACGGTCGTCAAACTGTAAGAAATGTGATACGCTACGCGAATCCTCGCAAACACGCGGCAACGCAATTATGGTGGATTTCGCGGGCATGTCGGCGATCGAGCGGCAGTTTGTGCGTATGTACGTACATTCTTTGCGGCGGAACTACGCGCTTTTTCGTTCAGTAACCGACTTAATGAATCCGGCTGGGTTGGGCGTCAGAAACGTCGTAGACGCGACGCGTTTGGCGGACGGACTGGCAGACTTGCACGACGAGTTCGAGACCCGCCTGCGAAGAATCCAGAAAAAAATAGGCGTGAAACCAAAAATTGTCGGCGGCGCCGAGCCGACGTTGGACGACTTAGCCGACGTGTTCTCACTGTCTTTCTTCAAAGTCGTGACGACGCTGGAGTCGGACACCGGCGCGAAAGAAGTGGATAACAACGGCTGGTTTAGCGGCAAACCAGCAGAGTGGAAAAAGTCGTTTTTGGCGTTTCAGGCCGCGGCCAAAAACAACCCGGCGGTGCCGCTGCCGCAAGTGCTGTCTGAAATTTTTTCGGCCGCCTTAAAGTTGTTTCATATATACGACAAAAAGTGGTCAGATAACCCGTCGGCGCCGCCGAAGACGTGGCCGCCGATTGCCGCGGGCGACGACGACACCTACGCCGACGACGAAGATGAGACGTCGTCTGAGGGGCCGTGGGACTGGTTTTTTGACGACGAGTCATAGGAGGCTTTTGTGCAGCCGCTCTTTGTGTTCTGTGCCGACCTCCATTTAGAGGACGGCGCATGGTCGACGCGTCCCGGCATCTACGGCGACGCTTACTACAGTTTTGCGCAGATTATTGATTACTGCATTGCGCACAGCCTGCCGTTAATTTTGGGCGGCGACGTGCTGGAGAAGAAACAGAATCTTGCACGCCCGATCGCCAAACTTTGTGCGGGTCTTTCGCGCATGGAGGCTGCGGGTGTGCCGGTTTACTACATTCAGGGTAACCACGAGTACGACAGAAATGCGCCGTGGTTGAGCGTGCACACGTGGCCGCAGCATATTCATCAGCAGACGGTCACGATTAACGGCGCGGCGGTTTATGGCCTTGACTGGCTGCCCAAGGGCGAGATTCAAGACGCCTTTGCCGCGGTGCCACCCGACACGGATATTTTGATCACGCATCAAGTCTGGAAGGATTTCATGGGTAACGTCGGGCGCACCGAGTGCGAACTGACCGACGTCCATCATGTGCAGGTCGTGCTGGCGGGCGACTTTCACGTGACCAAGGTTGTCGAGAGCGTCAACGCGCAGAGCAAACCGATCAAGATGCTATCTCCCGGGTCCACGGCTATGCAGGACATGGGCGAAGACCAAGAAAAGTCTTTTTTCGTCATTGCCAAGCAAGCCGGGGCCGTGGTGTTCGACCGTCAAATGTTGAAGACGCGTGGCGCGCTCAATTATGTTGTCAAAGACGTCGACACGTTGGACCAGTTGTGCGCCGGCGAACTGATGCAGGAGATTGCCCGATTGGCGCAGGCGGCACAAGACAACGGAGCGCATCCGGACGTGCACAAACCGCTGGTCAAGGTCAAGTTCGACAAGCAACTTCCTGATGCGTATTTGCGCATTACGACGACTGTTGGCGAGGCCGCGCACCTGTTTTGTGAGGCACTGGCAGACCGCGGCGGCGATCGGCAGACACAGTCAAGGGACACCGGCAAGAATGACTTGTTGTCGGCGTTGGCGGAATTGCTGGGTGACACCACGCCCGCCTACAAGTTGGCGGCGGGTTTGTTGTCGACAGATGACCCGGGCAAAGAGTTGGACGCGCAGTTTAAAACCTACATGGGCGAGGACCCACACAATGCAACTTCTGAAACTGGAAGTGAAGAACTGGGTGCACCATCGGCAGCGAACGTGTGAGTTCACGCGCGGGCTGGTGGCCATCTTGGGCGAAAACGGCTCCGGCAAGAGCAGTCTGTTTGGCGCCATTCGCTGGTTACTGACCGGCGAGAACCCCAATTACGGCGTCAAAGCCGACAATATTTCGCAATACGCCAAAGAAGGCGAACCGTCGAACGCCACACTGGAGTTCGAACACAACGGCCACGTAGCGCTCGTGACGCGGCATCTGCTGCCAGAAAAAGAGCAGGCGACGCTGATCGTTGACGGCAAAGAAGTAGCCCGCGGCGACAAAGCCGTGACGGCCGGTGTGGAAAAACTATTGGGCGTCGATGCCAAGTTTATTTCTCGGTTTATCATCGTGGCGCAGACCGAGATTTTCTCGTTCATCGATGACAGTCAGACCGAGACCGACAAATTTTTTCAGCGGTTGTTCAACACGTCTGCGGCCAACAAGTGTCAGGATGTGATTGGTAAAGCGCTGCTCAAGACGACGATTCCCGAGATCGTCAAGTCGAGCAATCAGTTGCTGCAGGAACAAGCGCAGATTACCGAGCAGATTGACGAACTGGACGCGCAAATTTCTACGCTGCCGACGTTGGACGCGTTTTTACAGACGCAGCAAACCGATCAGGCCACGTTGCAATCGTGGGCTCAGCGCGAAAAAGCCGGCGTCGAATTGTATGCGCTGCAGCAGCAGGCGGCGGACTACGAGAAGAAGATCGCCGCCGACAACGCCGTAATTTTGCAGTATGACGAAGATTTAAAAGCGTTCACGGAAGCGATTGCCGGCAAGGAAGAAGCCCACCGTGCGGCCAAGATCGCGCTGGGGCACTGGGAGAATTACAAAAATATTGCGCGCATGCGGGAGAAGTTTCAAGGCCAGCGCGACGACATCGCGACGGCTCAAGCAGCCAACCCGGAGCCGCCGTTACCGGGCGAGCCCTCTGCCGAGCAGTTGCGCAGTGAAATTGCGGCGCTCAAGCGAGAGGTCGCCGAGGCGCAGCGGTTTGTGGACATGTTCTCAGAAAGCGGCGTTGCCGAGTGTCCTACGTGTCATACGCCGTCGGGACAACTTGCCGAGCAGGTGTCGGCGAAACAGTCGGCTATCGCGGTGTATCGAGAACTGATTGCGACCAAGCAGACGTTGGCGGATGAACAGGCCGCGGCGGAAACCGCGCATCACCGGTGGCAGGTTGAAAACGAAAAACTGCTGGCCAAAATAAAGCACTTAGATGACGCGGAGCACGATCTGACCGCCGTTAAACCGCCAGAGACGACTGAAGAGGAGTTGCAACAGGCCGTGTCTGATTTTGAAGACTTCGAGGCTGCGCAGAACGAGTTGCAGCCGCTTGTGCAGTCAGCCCGCGATCAGGCGGCCAAAACGAGCGGTCAACTTGCCGCCGTGCGCGACCGCATCGCCCGGTTGACCGACGAGATTAAAGACATCAAAACGACGCAGGCTGATGCGGCATTAGCGACAGCGCGCCTTGACGCCATGCGCACACGATGCGCGCAGCGGCAACTTTTGGAGCAGCAGCGGGCGCAACTGATGTTCGACCGGCAGCGACTGCAAGAACAAAGCGAGATTGCGCAGGCGCAAGAAACCGCCGCAGTGAAATTGCGGTCATGGACGGCGGTCGCCGAGCAGGCTCGCGACGCGCTTAAAAATGCGCCGCGGATTGTCGCGCAGCGAAACCTGCAGCGTCTGGAAACAGCCGTGAACGAATTGTTGCAGATTTTTCGTGTAAATTTCACAGTCAAGGTGGCCAACGATGGATCGCCGACATTTATTGCCGAGTTTTACGACGGCCGACGACAGCCAGCGCAGCGCCTGTCTATCGGTCAAAAGACAGTCTTGGCTCTTGCGTTTCGAGTTGCCGTCAACGCCATGTTCGCCGAAGAGATTGGGTTGTTGGCGTTGGATGAGCCGACTGCATCATTGGACCAACCGCGCATTCAGGCTTTGGCTCCGGTACTTGAAAAACTGAGAGACCTCTCGACCGCGAAGGGACTACAATGTCTGCTTGTAACCCACGCGTCGAGTCTCTCACATCTTTTTGAGTCTACAATTGAATTAGAGCCGCCGGAGTTGCGCAATGTTCGGAACGCAGGATGAGACGGTTATTAAACTTCACACTGCCGCGAACGGGCACGTGTGGTACAGCCGTGGAATTGGCCCCACGAAAAACTCGCAGCAAATCGTCGACAGTTTTTTGCTGTCGCCGTTTATCGCGGGAGTTGGGCTGACGTTTCGCATATTAGGCCTGCCACAGAACGCTGAACTGATTTGTTCAATGTACGAGCGGCGGTACAAGGGAGAAGTGCGGTCTGTGGAGATCGCCGGCCCAAACGTATTGCATAGTCCGGACGAGTTACAGGACCCGGCGCTGACCGTATCGCGCATGCGGAGCGTGGCGTCATCGCCAGCCTGCGGCGGCTGGCACGAACTGACGATGAAAGACTATCCGACGTACGCCATGCTGTCGCGGATGACACGGAATAACTTTGTTTTTGATGACACCGCCAATTCGTACTTTCATCTCCATCCCGCGTATCGGGCGCTGTCGTTTATCCCCACGATGCAGGCGGCCCAGGCGGCGCGCATGTTGATTTCGATCGTCGACCCGCGCTGGTATGTGGAGCGCCGGCGACCCGACAGGGCTAAAAAACTGGAACTGTACATGGGCCTGACGCCGACAGTGCAGCGCCGCGTATCGGACTCGGAGGTATTGCTGACAAAATCACGCGATCTGCGCTGCAATTCTGTGCTGTGCAGTTGGCAGGGCGAAACGCCCGAAGACGTGGACCTCAAAAATCCGGCCAATTTTTTGTATCGGATTTACGCCGCAGCGGGCGGCGGGTATCGTGGCGACCTGCGGGCGTCGCAGGCGTTTTTGCGCTACGTAAACAGCAACTGGTTGTCCGCACTGGAATCGCGCAAAGGCGCCAAGGACGGGTTGTTTGCGCCTAACCTGTTTTTTAAATCGCCGGCCGAGGTTGAGGCGTATACTCGGCACATGCAAAAACCGCCGGAAGGGCACTAGGTCGGGTCATGCAAGAGATCACGGTGACGGTGCGCTTTAATCGCGTGTGTCTCGGTGCGGCCAAGCGCCGGCGTAACGGTCAAATCGTTTTCTGTTTCGACCGCGACCCCGGACAGCGTGTCATGTTTATGCCTGCGGCGTGGCTGGCCGGCATGCGGTATGCGGCCAAGTTGGCCAATCGGCACCACAGTGCCGTCAAGAAAATCGACTGGTGTCCGGTGATTATGGGCGAGCCGCGGACCGATTGGCGCCGCAACATCGTCACGCACAACGCCGAGACCGGCGCAGCCCGGACGCATTATGCGCTGCACGAGGCGTTTCGCCCCGGCGACACAATTGTCGTATCGGTCGTGCTACCCGACGAGATACCGATTGCCGATTTCAATTACCTGCTGTCGCTGGTCGGCAAATATCGCGGCTTCTCTCCGTTCAACAACAATCAAGAAAAATATGGGACATTTGAAGTCATATCAATCGAACCGGTCGCCGGTCCCGGGACAGACTAGCATGAGTTTTGCTGGCTACCCGGTCGTGATTCAGAAAACAGCCAATGTGCTCAAGATTACGGGCGCTGGCGGAACAGCCCTCAACCCTGATCTGATCAAGCATCTGACCAAGGGGCTGCATTACTCGCACGTCGAGCAGTTGCACGGGCAGTCCCGCAAGAATCCAGTGACGGGGCAGCGGCTGTATTTTCAGACGCGCGAGTTCAAACTGTTTCGCGTCGAGAACGGCCACGTCGTCTTGTTGGCGGGTTACATGGCGCGGATGATCAACCGGCTGCGGAAACTGGGATGTAATTTTACGCTGGTGGATTCGACGCCTTCCCGCAAGCGAGAACAGTGCTATACGCCGCGCTGGGAAAATTTAGAAGGCAAAATCGAGTTTCGTCCGCGGCAGGAAGAATGCCTTCGGTTGCTTTCGCGAGTCCCGTGCGGGATTATCAAGGCCGTGACCGGGTTCGGGAAAGCCCAACCGATTACCGAAACGGTTTATACCGATATCGGGCCTATTCCAATTGGCGGCATTCAGGTCGGCGATTACGTTATCGGTTCAAACGGTTATCCGACTGAAGTAACCGGCGTATATCCGCAAGGTGTCAAAGATATCGTTGAAGTCGAATTTTCTGACCGCACAAAAGTCAGGTGCTGCAAAGAACATTTGTGGAATGTTCGCACAAAAGCCCAAAAGCATCGAGACAAACCGTATCGCACTGTGCAGATTGCCGATATCGCAGACGACTTGTACGACAATCAGGGTAACGCAAAATGGTTTGTGCCTGTTGTTGAACCTGTGCATTTCCGGCAACGAGTATTGCCGGTCGATCCGTATTTGCTCGGCGTATTGCTTGGCGACGGCGGTTTAACGCAGACGAGCATTCGATTCAGTTCTGCGGATCGAGAAATAGTCGATCGTGTGGACAGTCTTGTGCAACCGTTCGGCCTCTCCGTGCGCTATATTGCGCAGTATGACTGGGGCATAACGCACGGCATGAAAAATTTGGAAAATTCGCTTAAAAGGGCGCTGAATAAACTTGGTGTATGTGTCCTGTCGAAGGACAAAAAAATTCCAGACTGCTACAAGCATTCAAGTTATGAGCAGCGGTTAGAACTATTGCGCGGTTTAATGGACACAGACGGCACCATACGTAAAAATTGTTACCACGTTGAATTTGGTGCCGTAGCGTCCAAGCAGTTGGCCGAAGACGTCTGCGATCTTGTTCGCTCCTTGGGCGGCGTAACTCGCGTTAAAGAACAAACGTATACAGCGCAACCCGGCAAGACGTATTATCGCGTTGCCGTTAACTTGCCTGTAAATCCTTTTTGGTTGCCCAGAAAAGCCGATTTGTGGCGAAGCAAAACCAAACAAGGCAAAACAAAAGCGATTACGGCTGTACGCGCTGTCGGCCAAGAATCGTGCGTATGTATTTCCGTATCTGCGGAGGACGGGTTATATGTGACCAAAGATTACACAGTCACGCATAACACAACCCTCATCGGCGCGGCGTCACAATTGTTTCCTGACGCGCGCATCGACGTGGTTACCAAGAGCGTCGACGTGGCCGAGCGCATCGTGCGAAGTCTGCGGCGGTTTGTGCCGAAAGTCGGCATGATCGGCGACGGCTGGAAACAGCGTGAACGCGTCACGGTTATCACAGCGGGCAGTCTGCAGCACGCCGACGGCGAGGCTGACTTTATGTTTGCCGACGAAGTGCACCAACTGGCCACGATCAACTTTTCGACCGCGCTTGCCGCGCGGTACCGCAACTCTCGAAACTTTGGCCTGAGCGCCACGCCATACGCGCGCATGGACAATGCGCACGCCATTCTGGAGCCGCTTTTTGGCCCGATGATTTTTGATCTGCCGTATCAGGAGGCTGTGGAACTTGGGCTGGTTGTACCTGTTCGTGTGAAGTGGCTGCCGATTCGTTTGCAGCACAATCCAGCCGAGCGGTATCGCAACAGAGTCGCACGAAAAAAACACGGCATCTGGACAAACTATGGTCGCAACAGTATGATCGCCGCCGCCGTGCGGGAGTATCCGGCAGATCGCCAGATACTCATTCTCGTCGAGACGATCGAGCACGCCGTGCATCTGGGCTCGCTGCTGCCAGAGTTCACGCTCATGTACTCCAATATGATGCCGTCGGATTGCGCGGCGTATAAGCGGGCAAAGTTATTGCCGCAGGATTACACCCCGCTAACCAGTTTGCAGAAGCACGACATGCGGTCGGCGTTTGAAACCGGCACGTTGCGCCGCGTCATCGCCACCGACGTGTGGGCGACCGGCGTAGACTTTGAACAGTTGAACGTCTTGGTTCGCGCCGATGACCGCGACAGCGATATCGTGGACGTACAGGGCCCCGGGCGTGTGAGTCGAACGTATACGGCACCTGACGGCACAGTAAAAGAATTTGGCGAAGTGATTGATTGCATGGACACATTTGACCCGACGTTTTATCGCAAAAGCACGGGTCGGCGAGACAGTTACAAACTTCTCGGATGGGAGCAAAATTGGAATGAGGCTGCAAGAAGTTGGCGGTCTAGCGGAAGTCAATGATGTCACTCTGGACCCAGAATGGTTTCAGAATTTGACAGCAAAACAGTTGGCCGCCTACGTGCGGTATCTGTTTATTTATTTACAAGAGGGCGTCGCGGACTGGAACTCCTCGGCACATAGCGAGCCGCGCCCGCATTGGGACGGCGGAAAAACGACGGACGGCGTCAAGCACAAGTCCATTTGGGACAAGGTTATCCGCGGGATTCGCCAAATAGGCGCCCATCCCGGTCTGTGGGTTTCCGCCCATTTTTCGTCGTCGGTGTACGCGGTCCGAATCGCGCAGGGAAAAGGCGTGATTGAAGGCCGGCCGGAACTTCTGTGCAGCAGCATCTCGCCCGACGTGTACGAAAATTACCTCGCGCACTTTGACGATACATTTGCGCAGCGGTTCGCCGCGGCACAAGCGTCGATCACCACGCGTTTTAACATCACAAAAGCAATTGGGCTGCCACCCGACGACCATTTTTTCGTGGTCATTTGCGACAAGACGCACGTGAACGCCTCGCCGTTTCTTCGCCACGGATTCGCTGCAGAATCAAACTGTCAGCGCGCCGTCAATAGATATCTGCCGTTTGCCGCGCTGGAGTACGAAATCAAGCAGCCGCTCTACGACAGATTTATCGCAGCCAACCCGGAATACGGCTGGCTCGTACCACCACATTTAAAACAGGCTGTGAAAGAGTTGCGGCAACATTGGAGGCGGTATGCTTAATCAGGGAGGGTTTTCCGGTTCACGCCAACCGGTCGACGATACGCCGCTGACGTTTGAGGAAATGAAGACGCTCGTCCGCGGGCTGGTTCGGTTCCCCACGACATATCGGTCAGCCCGCAAAGTCGGGCTAGAGGCTGGTCACTTTAATGGGCTGAACGAGAGCCCGTTGCGCGTGTTTGTGGCGATTTATGACGCGTTGTTTCAGCAGCACGACGGCGTCGTCACAAAAGACATGTTTCTGAGCGAGTTGGCGGCTCGGGCAGAAGACAACCACGTAGGCATGACGCAGCACGACGCGGACTTCCTGTTCGGCGCCGAGACCGACGGCTTTATTGACTTCGTATTCGACGTCAGCCCGGAAGCGGCACAACCAGAACAGCGCCGCGCCGACCGCTCTTATGTCGAAAACATTCTTCGGCGGTTTCTGAACGCGCGGTTGATCCGGCAGGAATTGAAGCGGGCGATGGGCGTCAGCCCAGACAATACGGCGCCTGCGGATATGGCGCAGATCATCGAGCAGTTCAATAAACGCGTAAACGCGGTAAAGTTTGTCGGTAATGAGGCGATTAATGCCTCGCCTATGCCGGAGTTCGGGGCTGACATCGTGCTGCCGCCCGATCCGCAGCCGACGACGATCGCGTGGATTGACAACTATATCGGCGGGTTCCGCCCGGGTGACATTATTGGCCTCTTAGGGCCATATGCCGGCGGTAAGACGACAATTTTGACAACTGTGTCCGTACGTCTCGCTCAACAGTACGCCGCTTTAAACCAGAACAAACTGGCGGTCTACATCTGCTACGAAGACGGCGCGCAAAAAATGAACTACACGCTGTACTCGGCGGCCGCGCACATCGAGCGTGCCGCGTTTATCGGCAAGAGTTCTACGGAAGAGTTCTGGGAAAGTCTCTCGACGCGGGACACGCTCAAGCCGTACGAGCGCAACCTGCCGGTCAACCAGAATGGCGAGATTTTGTTATCTGAACGCGATCGTTGGATGGCGGCTGCTCCGTGGTTCAACCGGAATTTCGTGTTCTTGGACTTTTCGGCGGACAAGGCCACTGGCGGCCGCGGGAACGGCGGTGTGCACGAAATCGTGGCAACGCTTGAAAATCTTGTCGAGAGCACCGGCATGGAGATCGGGTGCATCTTCCTCGATTACGCCATGATCATAGTCAATCGTGAGATGTCGCAGCAGGCGAGTACCAAGTATCAGGAGCAGGTGTGGCGTCCGCTGCAGATGCTTCCCGAAGACTTGAAGACTCAGGTGGCGAAGCCGTTTAATTGCTCGGTGATGCTGGCGCACCAGTTGGCGCAGGGCGACATCAAGCACATCCCTGCGTATCGGCACGTTTCGCACGCCGACGCGCAGGGCTCCAAGGCGTTTGCTGAAAATTTGCACGCCTGTATGTGCCTGAACGCACCCGATCCGGAAACCAAGGTTTCGACGATCAACTGGTCAAAGATTCGTTACGGCCGGCCGCAGACACCGTACGGGCTCGTGCGTATCGATGAGCACGTGGTCGACGTCCGAGACGTGAGCGACGAGTTTTACGTCAACGAGTTAGGGCGTCGAATCATGCAGCGGAACGAACTGGCGCCGACGGCGCACAGCGGTGTCGTGGCTCCGCCGTCCGCTCGTGCGCGCCGTGTCATGCGGAATCAATCACAGGCGGCTGACACGTTTGGCCAAGATTTACTTTAGTAGGAGTATTTATGGCAATGGCCACTCCGTCCATGCCAAGTATCAATCCGTTAAACCCAACGCTGTATGCGCTGCTCGAACACAAATTTGGTGAGGTGCGTGTTGCGAACGCCGGATCGCCGGCGCAGATTCGTCGCTTTCGCGACCCTACCCGCCCCGGCCGCGTAATCACGCAGGCCGACAGTTGGGGCGAGTATTACTGCGTATGCTGCCCGTTTTGCAATGACGTTGGCAACAAGTTGTGGATCAACCACACCTACGGCGCCGACTATGACGACAAAACGGGGCGACGTTCCGACACGTATCTCGCCTGCTGCTATAAAAATTCTTGCCTGCAAAAACCGGGTATGTTTGAGCAATTAGAGAATTTAATTTTTGGTCCCGGGCGTCCGGTAATTAAACGCACGGCTATTCGCGTCGTTGACGCCGATCCCGCCGCGACGGTATTGCACCTGCCCGGCACGATTGTCCCGATTGACGAGATGCCGCACACGCATCGCGCCGTCGAGTACGTCATTGGTCGTGGATTTGATCCGCACGAATTGGCGGCCGTGTTTAATGTCGGTGTCTGCACCGAGGCCACGCCGCGGTATCGGATTATGACCGGGCGGATTTTTATTCCGTCGTACTTCAACAAGAAGCTGGTCGCATGGCAAGGGCGCATGACCCGGGACGCCGACAAGGGCGAGATCAAGTACTACACGCAAGGCAGCAAAAGCCGGGCGTTATACAACTACGACGTCGCCGCGGCGCAGCCGTTCGCCGTGTTGGTTGAGGGTGCGCCGAGCGTGTGGCGGCTTGGTTCGATTGGCGTGTGTCTATTCGGCAAAACCCTTTCGCACTGGCAGGCTAATACGGTCGGGACAACGTGGGCTGGAAAGCCGGTCTTCGTCATGCTAGATTGCGACGCCCGCCGGGAAATGGACGCCGCTGTGGTTCAGTTATCGCAACATAATCTGGCCGTGATTCCCGTTTTGTTGCCAGACCAGCGCGATCCGGCCGACTACTCTCGGGCCGACCTTCGCGCCATTCTTGAAGCCTCCGCAGCGCATGCGGGCGTGGCTGTTGATTTGACCTCTTTAGGTGGACAATGATTCCGGCTGTGTCTTTAGCCCATCTGCTGGTTCGCGCGATCTATGATGAAGACTCCGCAAAACTCGCGGCAGAGTTGTATCCAATGGTGCCGATGGACGCTGTTGGAATGCCACCAGCGGGCGCAAACTTTATCGCGCACGCCATCGACTTGGGCGATGATCCTGATTTAGCGACGATGCGTAAAAACCGCAAAGTCCTCCCGGTTGGTGAAAAACTGACCGGTATTTATCGTGCGGCGTTGTACTCGCCAGACTATTCGATGCCGATTCGGCTCAAGAGCGGCATTGAAACTGTGCAATTTTTGCCGGGTCATGTGCGGCGAAATCTTTACCGTTCCGAGCCGGTCTATGGACCGAAGCCGGCGCGCGTGATGGTGGTTGCAAAGATTCCCGGTTACAAAGAAATGGAAAACGGTGACGCGTTGGCCGGCCCCGGAATGGCGCCGTTTCACGCGGCACTGGACGCCTGCGGCTTCGACCGCGACGACTGGGAAACGTGGTACTTCACGTTTGCCTGTAAGTTTTCATCGCCCACGCCCGACACGGCTGCCGTGCCCGCCGCGTGGATTAAAGATTGCGCGCCGCTTTTGGCGCAGGAAATACGGCTTGTGCAGCCGGACTATATTTTGTGTCTTGGAAACGAGGCGACCAAGGCTGTTTTGAACACCAACGCCAACGTCACCGATTTGGCCGGGCGGGCTACCACACTGCCGACGTACGACGCCGCCGGGAACAGCCGTGAAGTGCAGGTCATGTCGATTATGCACCCGGCTTACGTGGCCCGAAAGCCGGAGTTCTCTGAAGATTTTTTCGGGCAGATGTCGCGGTTCAAAGAAATGCTTGAAAATCGTGAATCAGCGGCTGAAGAAGTCGACCACGCCGATATTTATACGGAAGAAGCCTTGATCGAGATGGTCGACGAGATGCTCGCCGACACGGACCCGAACGCCAACATAATCGCGATCGACTGCGAGTGGCACGGCGATTACCCGACAGAGGACGGCGCGTATCTGCGTACCGTGCAGGTGTCGAATCGAGACAAGTGGGCGCGCACAATCGTGCTGCGGCACCAAGGCGGTGAGGTGGCGTTTAAACCCGGTTTAGACGCCGTACGGCAGCAACTGCTGCGGTTACTCAAAAGCACGCCGGAGCGGCACGTACGAGTGGGCGGCCACTTCTTCCGTGCCGACCTTCCGTGGCTGATCCACTTTGGCGTCGACATCCGCCCGGAGTACGCCCCGGCGGCCGACATGCACGACCGCACGCATGGCGGCTGGGACACGAGCCTCATGTATCACGCGGTTAACGAATGCGCCAAGTACGGGCTTGATGTCTGCGCCATGCGGTTCACGAATGCGCCGACATACTGGGATGAATTGAACCGCTGGATCAAAAAGCATCGAGCGGACAACAAACTTAAAGCCGGCGAGGTAGGTGGATACGGCGAATGCCCGCCGCATGTTCTGCATCCGTATGGCGCGTACGACGTGGACGTGACCCGGCGGATCATGATGCATTTCTACGGCACCGACGGCGCCGACGGGTTTCTGGCCAACGACAATCAGGGTCACGACTGTTGGCAGCCGTACTGGACGGCGCATAGCGCGTCATTGGCGTTTCTGGAGATGGAGTTGACGGGGCTCGTTGTTGACCGACAGCGGGCCGACGAATTGACAACATTATTCATGAACACCCAAGACCGGTTGTTGGGAGAGATTCGAGAAGAACTGCGCTGGCCAGAATTTAACCCCAAGTCGCAGCCGCAATTAGCTGTGGCCTTGTTTGGGCGGAACTATCTGGCTCGCTACACCAACGCTCCAAATATTCCCGAGAACGTCGTGTTGCTCGATCTTGAACCTGTGAAAACAACCGGCAAGCGTCCGGTCTTGTGGACAGAGTTGCGCTGGCGCGGCGTCAACGAATCGGCGGCCGTCCCGAGCACCGACAAGGAAAGCCTTGGTATTCTGGGGCGAAAAAATCCAACCGCAGCCAAGATTCGCGACTACAAGTTTATTAGTCAAGTGCTGCAGTCGGTGCTGCGTAAGCCCAACACGGACGACGAAGGAGAGTTTGAAGTCGATGACAACGGTAATTTCGCGTATGAAAAAGGCCTTGTGGGCTGCGCTCATTCCGACGGCCGGGTTCGCACGCACTTCTTTCAGACGAAGGAAACCGGTCGCGCCAGTTCGTCCCGGCCTCCGCTACAAAATCTTTCATCGCGGCGTGAAAACGACTACGCCCGCATCCTCGGCGATCAACACCAGCACCCCGTCCGCTCAATCCTTCGTGTCCCTGAAGGGTACGTCGGCATTGAGACAGACCTCACTGGTGCGGAATTGGCGGTCCTCGCGTGGTTGAGTCAAGACCAGAACTTTATTGAACACGTGCGGCGGAACTTGCTGCCGGAAAGCCATCCCGACCACTACGACATCCACAGCCAGCAGGCCATCAAAACGTTCAATATCACCGACGTGGAGCCGACCAAGAAGGGGCTGGAAAAGTCGGGCAAAAAAGGCTTACGTATTGCGGCAAAAAACGTAAATTTCGGGATTCCGTATGGTCGCGGCGCCGAAGCCCTTGCCCGCCAGTGCAAAGAAGAAGGCGTAGAAGTTTCGGCAGATGAGTGCCACGCGATGATCGACGCGTACTTTGAGTCATATCCGGGTACGAAAACGTTTCTGGCCGAATGCCGCGCCCGGTCGCAAAACCCGGGGTGGATCGTCGGCCCATATGGGCGGTATCGGCGGTTTGTTCCCTCAAACGACAAAGCCGTCCGCGGCGAACAGGAGCGGCAGGCGCAAAACTTCCCGATTCAGGGCGGTGTTGCGGATGCCGTGTCTATCGCCTTGTCTAATTTTTACCGGTATCGGGAAGAGCATTCCGATATCGATTACAAGATTCTCCTGCAGATTCATGACGCCGTGGTTCTCCTCGTGCCGATTGAGCATGCAGAGCGCGTGTACAAGGAAGTCATTCCAAAGTGCATGGTGGAGGATGTGCCGTTCTATCCGCGTAGGCTGGACGGCACGCTCATCAACGCAGGCCCTTATCACTTCGGCTCGTCCAGAGAGGTGTTCGTCCACTGGGGCGAAACCTTGAAGCCAAAGGAAGCCGCCGCCCTCGGGCTGCATTTTTTGGCTGAAGAATAGGGGCTGGACTTTTCTCCGCGGCGTGCTACACTGCGGTCAGATGAGTCGAGCAACAGGGTTCGACAATTACACAACTAGAAAGGGTTTGCCATGCCACGCTATGCGTCGCAAAATTTGGCGGCACTCGATCCTGAGTACCGCAAGGCCAATAACATCTCTCTCAGCGGCAACAACAACAAGTCCAGCCGCTACAGTTACGGGAAGCAAAACAACGTTTTCATCGCCTCTGGGCGTGAACTGACTGAAAACGGCCTGTGCTTCCGCCTCTTGCCCATGTACGAGGGCGAAGGCGATAAAAAGGAGTTCGCGCAATTCCGGCAGGGACGTGAAGACGTTGCCGCCGGTGACTGGTGCCGACTGGTGACTTGCGCGCACTGGGTCGGCAATCCGGGTGTGTGCTACATCGTTCACGACGGGAACCCGGCGCTGAACCTGTACGAAAGCCCGCTCCACGTGCTTCGAAAGGCGGCGTGGGACAACAAGGAAACGCCCGGTATCGGCCGGCTGTTCTCTGAGTTGCTCTTGAACCAGTTCACGCGTGACTCGCATATCGGCACGCTGCGCAAGCCGGAGGAGACACTGTTTATCTCGGCAAGCGCGGTGTACGTGAAGGACAACCAGATTACGCTCGGCGCCTTTGACGACAATCGGTCGAAGGAAGAGCGTGATCGTGGCGCTCGGATTATCGGGCTCAAGAAGAGTGCGGCACAGGCGCTGCTGTCGGCGCTCCGTGTCCGCGACGAGAACGGCGAGTTCTTGGTTGACGATATGTTGTCATTTGGTCCGGCCAAACTGGTCACGTTCCTCCCGAACGGTTACCAGAGCGGCGGCCAGAAGTTAATGGGCGTTGGTGTCGACGGTCCTGAGGCGTTCCATTGCCCCAAGTACGTGCGGAGCAGCAACAAGGGTGCGCAGTTTGTCGTGGGGTATCCGCAGTCGCGGACCGACGTCACGCACTTTGCTATCGTGCACGACACGTACATGGACCAGCAGGTGACGCTGGAGCCGTACGCCGACCGCATCGTCGCCGAGACGCAGACGTTCGACGACTACCTGTGGGTGCCCACGTACGAAGAGCAGGCCGAGATGCTTGCCAACGCGTTCCCGCGCGAAGCGCTGGAGTTTGCGTGGCAGGAGTTCCCGGAATACATGCGTACGATTCCGAAGGGCACGACGACGTCGGCCGGCTCGGTGCGCGTCGAGGAAATGCCGGAAGAGTCGCCGGCAATCCGTCGGCCGCCTGTCGCGCAGTCTCGCCCGATCGTGAAGCCCCCGAAGGCTGCTGACCCCGTCGGCGCTCCGTGGGGCGACGCGCCGACCGGCGAGATTTCCGAAGAGGAAGCCGCCGGCGTCGCCGATATGTTTGCCAGTGCGGAACCGGCTCGCCCGGCTTCGGCTGCCGTTTCTGGGGACACGCTGAACCCCGCTGAAATTCTTGAGCGAGCCAAGGCAAAACTGGCCGCCAAGAAGAAGTGACTTTTCGGCGCCTCAGCGCCGCGGGCTGCGCGCGCTTTTGCCCCGGCGTTGAGGCGCTAATTATTTACACGCGGATAAATACCGCGGCAACATAGAGGAAATTATGGGTCGCAAACGAAAAGACGAACAATCGGTCGACGTGTTCTCCGCCAACGGCGAGCACCCAGTTATTACGGAGGTCCTCAAGGCGACCGCAGAGGACCAAGACCCGCTTATCGGGCTCCCACTGCCGACGCTGGCCGCCCGGTACCTCCTGCAGGCCAACATCTTTCCGCTGTCGCGTTTTACGCAACTGCGGGGTGAGTTCAGCGCCGGCAAGTCGGCCATGCTGCTGGAGATTATGCGGTGGTTTCACGTGTACGGCGGCGGCGGCATTCTTATTGACACCGAGAACAAGGGGTCGGAGACGATGCTCCGCGGCATGTTCGGGCACAATCCGCAATATGTCGCCCGCACCAAGGTCACGACGGCCGCCAGCGTCGAAGAATGGCAGGGCAAGTACATGGGGTACTGCAAGGCTATTCACGCGCAGATCGACGCCGCCAACGCCCCTGAGCGGGTGATCCCGATCTGCATCGGCGTTGACTCTATCTCGGCGGTCGAGGTCGACCGGCGCGTTGAGAAGGTGGCGGAAGAGGGTCACGCCGCGGCCGGCCACCCCTACTTGGCCCGCAATCTGTCTGACTTTATGCGGACGGCGTTGGTGCCCACGTTGCGGCATTACCCCATCGCGCTGGTGGCCACCAACCACCTCAAGGAAGAGATTAATTCGATGGGCTTCGGCCCGCCCAAGAAGTACGCCCCGGGCGGAGCGTCACTGGACTACTATCCGACGCTAATCATCGACATGCAGAAGGCGTCTCGCAGCAACATGACTGCGGGTCGGGCAGAGGGCCAGTCGGTGCGGCTGATTGCGACCAAGAACAATCTTGGGGCTCCGGGCCGCCGGTTGGTCGTAAACCTCATGTGGTACAACGAAATCGTCTCCAGCAAGGATGCAGAAGGAAATGACTCGTATCGAAATCAACAGCACCATTATTGGGATTGGCACACGGCTACGATCCGGCTGCTTATGGATTTACAAGCGGCTGACAAAAAGCCACAGCCCGGCGTTGATCCCAAGTTGCCGGCGCTCGTCAAGCAGGTGTGCGATCTTGAGTACAAGCACGGCACCAAGAACGCCGAAGTCCCGCTCGTTTACTCTACGGCTCTCGGCATCTCGAAGCAGAGCGCGCTCTCCGAAGTGGAGGCGTCCATAGCGCTGGAAGAGAACAAAAAGGTACTGGGTGTGCTGCACGGGTTGCTCGGCGTCAACGAGTACACCGTCTGCAATCCGGCCAAGAAATTCCGGGAGCAGGTCATGGAGCAGTTGAAGTCGCAGCAGATGACCGACGTGCCCGAACTCATGGCCGCAACCAGCAAGTCTGGCAGTTCGTTGCTGCCCGAAGACTTTGACCCGCTTGGACAGGTTGATTGAGCATGGACGAACCGTTTGGCGGTTACAAATTAAACGACGACGATATCGTGCTGCACGGCTGCCGACTGATTTGCACGTGTTCGGCCTGTCCAGAGCAATATGACGTTTTTGACGAGAAAACCGGCCGGCAGATTGCGTACCTGCGGCTGCGGCACGGTTGGTTCCGGGCCGACGTTCCGGAGTGCGGCGGCGAAACCGTGTACGAATCCAACCCCCGCGGTGACGGCGTGTTCGATGACGACGAGCGCATGTCCGAATTGGGGGCGGCTATTGCAGCCGTGCGCGCGCATATGGCGGAGGGCGCCAGATGACCGACAGCCGAGATCAGTTTTTCGGCGATTTGTTCAACGAAGGGGCGGAACAAACGCACCACTTTTACCGGCAGTTGTCGTTTGAGCACCGGGCTGTGAAGCGCGTCTTAAACGAGTGTGGCGTCAAGGTGCGCAGCATGGGCCGGTTGGTCAACCTTTGCCGCGACGCCACGGGCAATCCTGAATTCAGTTTCTCGTGGTTTAATGGGTATTTTCCTGCGTTCCCGGCGCAACTGGGCGGTAAGAAAATTACGTACGTGGGGAAACGCACGAACGAGCAAACGGGGCAGAAAGAAAACGCGTACCTCTATCAACTGACGATCTTGGACGTGTTTCGAGAAAAGTACAACAAGTTATTGACAACATTGTCGCGAGCCATGCACCGGGCGGGCGTGGATACACAGCGGCCGTTTGTGTTTCTTTTTCCTGTTGTCAGAACGATGTTTTGCGCGCATAATCTGGATGTCGTCGGCACCGCCACTGCCGATAAGCCGCGGGCGCAGATGCTTTTTGAATACGAGAAGACGCGATTAGTGATTGAACGCTCGGCGTCACTTTTTGAAGCAATAGGGCCCGAGTGGTACGACGAGTGACATTGCGGAGCCGCGGCTGTGTTCCCGTCTATGCGTCAAAAATCGCGCGGCGTATTTGCCCCAGTGGCGGCACTGGCGTTTAACGCCAAGCAGCGCGACGCGTGCCGCGACTTTTTGGCGCACCGCAGCGAAGACACGGAAGCGCTTCCTATTGTGGACGAAGCGCAACTGCTGATGGCGGCTGACGGGCGTCTTGTCGAGTCTGGGTACAGGTTTAACGCTGTTGGGTTTTCCGCGCTGGCGACAGCATTAAGCCCGGGGTTAAACAGTGTGTTTAACGATCTCAGCGGAGAGTCGCGGCGTACCCCGGCGACGAAAGACACCACGGCTGCTGCCGCCGGCGTCTACAACACGGTGCTGAAAGCAAAATTTGAGTCGTTACGGGAGCGTACGCTCCTGCTCAATCACCGCGAGAAGTCGATTGAAGGCTTTCTTGGGCTTGAGCACCGGATGATGGACAACGTCGTGTTCTTTGATCTGGTGGCAGAGGAGATCGCCAGCCGACAGGACACGGCGGAATTCCACCGTGCCGAATTGATTGGCCGCGAGTTACGGCTGTATTACTTGGATACACGAACGAAGCGAAGCACCGTACACACAGACCCGTCGCACACGTTTGCGGCTGGCTGGTATTTCTCAAACCGCGAAGACACCGGCGTTGCCATGCGGGCGACAACATGCCTTTTCACGAAATTCGGGGCGGCTACAGAACCGCGGTCGCCAGAGACAAGCGTGCGGCACACCGGCGCCGACCTGTCGGGCCGGGCTGGTGTTTTGATAGCAAAATGCGTAGGCCGCACGCTGAACATGGACGACGTCACCACGGCCGTCCGGCGGTTGGCTGGTATTTCTCTCGGGTTTTCGTCGTCTAAAAAGGCTGTCGAAGCCTCGACAAAAAAATTGGTTGAGTATCTCGTACGGTTCAAAGTCAACCGCGAAGAGGCAAAACACATCTGCAAGAATGCTGCAATTGTCGGCTCCGATCTCGTGCCGCGCAGTTTAATCGACGCCTACGACCCGAAAATTCTGGAGGCGCGGTCGCTGTACGATCTGTTCTGTTCAACACTCCGCCACGCCAAAAATCAGTATCATGTCACGAGAGATTTGCTGCAGGGCGCGGCAATGCAGATGCTCAATATTGAAGGGATGCAAAAATGAAAGCCTTAAACGCTTTTATGTTCTTTGTGATGGTTATGGGTCTTGTGCTCTCAACTGTTTTTGTATGGATTTCACTCTACTGGCGGGCCGTACCCGTCGTACCTTAAGGAGGATTTATGGCTCGCAAAAATTCAGCGACGGCTATCTTAGCCCAGCATTTTGACACGGATGCCGCAGCGGGTCAGCCAGAAACACGTCTGGCCGAGCACGCGATGACCGACGAAATGCGCGATGTCGTGTCGGAGATTGACCAGATTTTCGGCGACGTGCAGGTTGCTAGTTTGACGGCGTTCTGGCGGGTTGGAAAGTTGATTACGGACGTGAAGAACGCGCCCGAGCGGTATCTGACGCCGGAGCAGCAGGCTGCTCACGTTGACGGCGCATCGCTCATCATCGCGATTTTTGCGCCTGTGTACACTGCCGACCAGTTGCGTAGCGCCGTTATGTTTTACGACCGGTACTCCAGCGAGGCCGACATTACCCGGCTGTTGTCGCTCCGAAACCCTGAGCGGCCGCGCTGGCGACTGACCGTGTCGCACGTACAGTTGTTGTCGCAGGTCGAGGACGAGGATAAGCGGCAGACGCTGGAAGAGCGGTGCGCCGAAGAGGCGATTACTGCGCGGAACTTGTCATTAGAACTGCAGGAGATGCGCGGCAAGCAAAAGAATAGCGGCCGGACGCATCAGGCGCCCAAGGGGCTCAAGCAGCAGTTGATGGACCTGTTGCAGCATCAGCGCCGGTTTATTGGTCGCTCAGAAAAACTTTGGCTGAACGAAAAAGAAGACAACATTTACGACGACATCGCAAATGCCGCCCCGGTCAGGATTGACACCACGGTGCGCAGTTATTTCGCCGAAATTCGCGAGAACTTCGACCGCATGTCCGACATGGTCGCCGATCATGTGGCGATGTGTCGGAAGATCGGCGAAGAAGTCATTGATCGCGACGACGAAGACGCCGAAGAGATTGACGACGAAACGGCCGGCACACGCAACAAGAAACAGTCTGATATCACCCGCTGAGGTACACCATGTTTTCTGTCCGAAATATTCCGATTGTCATCGAGCCGGGAGTTGGGGCTATTGAAGCCGAATTCTCGGTCGCTGAAGCCAAGCATAAGCCGCGCGTGTTTCCTGTGCAGTTGTTTCGCGTACAACTAAACGAACACGAAGCGGAGAAGTTGCCGTTCATTCCTTCGGTCAAGCGTCCGCATGTTTTTGCGCTGACGCACGATCCTGAGGAGTCGGCGGCGTTAATCGTGTATGATTCCGCCGGCCGGTTGTGTGTCGTCTATACGCGAGACGACACGGGTAAGGCGTGGGAAAAGCGCGAAGTGGCTGCGGAGCACGCTGGCAAGACGATTGCGCAGTTTTCGGTTCGGTTTTCGTTTTCATCCGCCAAGACGCGCGATAAGTTCATGGAACTGGTCGACAATGTTTTGGCGCAAATGCATAACGACCAGAAACCAAACCACAACGACGTAATGGCGGCGTTTGCGCTCTTGTCCCGTTCGCGCGTGTCACCGGTGCTGCTGCCGATCGCAGTGGCCAAGAGCAGTTTAAAGAGCGTGAGACTGTAATGAAAAAGACAGTGGCTGAAAAGTGGGTAAACGCCCTGCGGTCCAAGAAATACAAGCAGGGCCGCAACGCACTAAAGATGAAAAACAACAAGACTGGCACCGTGCGGCACTGCTGTCTCGGCGTTCTGTGCGAGTTGTATCAGCAGGATCGTCGGGCTAATCACGCCAAACCGCTTGCGACAAAAACGGCGTTGTCGAAATATGTTGACGTTGAGTTGCCCAAAAACCGCACGATTTACATGTTCGGTGAGTCGCCCGCGGACAAAGACCCTGCCTGCCCGTTGCAGTTGCCGAAAGCCGTCGCGCGTTGGGCCGGTATGGGTCGCGAGTGTTATAGCGGCGAACTGAGCGAAATTGTTTATTTTGACGGCGAGCCTCTTCGCGATTTGGCCGGCTTGAACGACGCCGGCTGTTCGTTTGAGGAAATTGCCAACATAATCGAGGATCGAGTTAAAGAACTGTAGTCCGACGAGAACGGAGTCGCCATGGCGGACGGAGCCGCTGAAGCCTGTATCTGCGTTTTGTTTTACGGCGCAGACGACAAGTACTTCAAACTTGCGCAGCGGGTTTTGAACGAACCAATGCGTTGTCTAGCCGGCCGGAATATTGAATTCCGCTTCGGCTGCAACGCGGTTGGCCCGGCGACGCACGACTTTCTTCAGCAGCAGATTGCCGACTATTTTCATGACGCGCTTGTGGTAAACAAGCCCGAGAACATCATGAAGTACCCGATTATGCGGCATATGTTTCATGACACGCCGATTACCGCTCCGGTTACCATTTGGTTTGACCACGATTCGTGCATTGCGCCCGATGCCGACGCAAATCGGTGGTTAAATCGTGTGCTGACGCAATTAGGCGGCTGCGACATGCTTGGGTCGATTTATCGTTCGAAACTATCCGAAGCGCAAATTCATTGGATGATTGAGCAGCCGTGGTTTACCAGCAAACCCGCTGGATCGTACGTGTCGCACGCGCTGGGTGGGTGGTGGGCGATCCGGACGAGTGTACTGTACGAATTTAACTGGCCAGACCACACGTTGCGACAAAAAGACGGCGACGTCATTATCGGCGAACTGTGCCGGCAGCAGGGGCTATCCGTCTGCCACTTCCGAGACGACGTCAAAATTAACGTCAACGACGCCGGCGTCGAGGCGGCTGCGGCGCGGACAATTACGGCGTAAACGTATGGACATTCAAATCTCCCGTTTAGACATGAAAAAGACGGCAGAACGGTGGCCGCGCGACCTCCCGTTTGCGCCAGCCCTGTTAGTTAAACAACCAACGGTGGCGCCGAGCCCGTGGATCGTAATCGACGCCCCGATCGTGGCTGGGCAGGCGCTTAGTACGGCATTCGCGCACAGCGATCAGTACGTGCGCGTGCCGTTGTTTCCGTACCAATTGAGCCCGCAGGCAGACGTGGCGTTCGCGCAGGTGATCGAATTAGCTATGGCGTGTGTCGGGCAGTTTATCCGCCCGGTAAAGAAACTGCACATCGTGACCGGGAGTCCGGTTGACCTCTTTTACGACGACGATATAACTACGGCGACGGGCCTGCGGTATTGGTTTGGGTTGGCATTTGTACTGGAATAAGGAACTATCATGGCAAGTCAGGTAAAAATCGTGGACGCGCTTAAAACAGAACCGCTCGGACCTACGGGCGTGCAGGTCCCTGTTAAATTTGACACGACAAGCATCAATCAGGCGTTGCAAAAAATGGTGGAACAGGCCACGAAGACCGCCGCGGCTTCGTACGCTCAGTCGCCTACACCACCCCAGTCGACAACGACAAATCGGATTAACCCGTCGGTGTACATGCGCGACATCGTGACGGAAATGGAAAAATTGTATGCGCGGTTTGACCGGCTGAAGAAATTAGCGACAGAATTTCACGGGTTGCAAGTCGATACGCCGGTGCCAGATCACGTCAAAATTCACAGCGTAACGCTCAAGTTTTCGGTCACAAAAAACGGTGAAACGGAAGAGTGCGAAGCGGAAATCCACAATGTGCCGCTCGTGGGCGATTTGTCAAACTTGATTACGACCGAGTTTGGTTTTTTGATTTCGGCTTTGAAAGACTATTCAGCGCAAATGGTCGACATCTCGACAAAGACAAATGAACGTTGCGGTACGGCGTTGCAGGACTGGGAGAAACAACACAACCGGCGCATTTTGTCTTCAGGGGAAGCGGCCGTGACAACCGACGCCGCCGCTGACGCCGCCGGCGTCGAATCATCCGCGGCTACCACGCCGGTAACGCTGGGGAACGCATGACGCTAAAGAAATTTAGCCGCAAGCAGGTTTTTAATCGGCGCGCGCGGTTATTTTCTGCGCTCGCACCCTACATAAACACGGTTATCGCCGGCGACCTCATTCGCGGCGCTGTTAGTGATTTGCTTGTCGCGTTGCCGCCTGCGGTATCGCAAAATGCCGTGTTTGAATCGGTTCGGGCAATTGCCGGGACGACGTTATCGCAAAAAACAGCCGCTCGGCTTGCGTGGCGGCTGGCCGGCAATATCGACAGATTAATTGACGGATTTTCGGTGGTACCGTGGCGGTCTCAAGTCGAAGACGAGGTCGTGCCGATTTGCGTAGAAAGCGTCGTGCCCACTCGGCGGCGTGACTGTCACGGCTACGTGTTGTATTGCCGCGCGCTCGCCGGTTCGCCGGCAGCAGAACTTATTCCGCAGTTTTTTACGGCAAACAGTCTTCGGGCGATTTCACGCGTCGTCGGGTTTTCGCCCAACACCCGCGGGTCGTTGCAGTACGCGGGCGTTGCGCAGCATTTCGTCAACTTAATGTTTTTTGCCCATGTGGAAGCGGAACGCAGTCGGGAGCGTCCAGCTTTTCACAATGTGAGTGTCAGCAGCGGCATGTTAAAAGCCAACAAAGAGTTGCTGGCCGTGCGATGCCGTACAGAACCGTGCCCGGACAATTTTGAGCACTTCTGCACGAATTGTTTCAAGGGCTACACCGACTGTCGGTTCGCCACGCACCTCAAGACGTATAACGAAGCCCATTGCAAAACCTGCGATTCTGTGTCATTCTTTGATCCAGAAGGCCCCGGGTTAATATGTGTTAACTGCAGCCGGGCGACGCAACATGTATCACAGTAGTTCACGGAGGAACACATGGCTGACATCGGCTACCGCAGGAAGGGCGACACGGGGCCGCTGTACCACCCGGAGCGCGATTACGCGTACATTACGCCCACACTGATGCGCGCCGCTATCGAGCGGCTGGAGGCCAACGAGCCGGAAGAATGGTACGCGTGGCGGCAAGAGCAAAAAATTACGCAAGAAGAAATTTTGAGGATTGCGGAAGCGCTGGCAGAAGCGCAACGAGATTTTGTCAACGCTGCCGACCCGGTCTCGTCGTTTGACGCGGCATTGCAGCGGCACGGCTTTCTAGATTGTCGATTTGTAGTGCGGCAATATCTGTTTGCCGCGCTTGGCGAAATCTGCTGCGCGGCGTGGTTTCACGCCGTCCGTGAAGTATCCGTGATGGGTGAAGAATCTCCAGCGCAGACGGACATGGCCCGGTTTAGCGCCGCCGTCCGTGAATTCGTCAATAAACATCGCTCGTCCGTGTACGACGTTTCATTTCTGGCCGAAAATCTTCGCATGCGAAACGATGTTTTGCGCGCAAGAGAACAGGCGCTGACAAAGCAGTGTCACGCGCAAGCGCTGGAACTGGCTCGCTGCCGTGACGAAGTAGTCCGCGGCAAACACGCCGCAAACTGTGGATTGTTTACTCGGCTGTGGCGCAGACTTCGCGGGCGCGCGTAACGCGAGCACACTAGAAAGCAAAAATGCCAAAATACAGGATGTACAAAGATGCTGAAACGTTTGCCGCAAAAGTCGGCAAATGTCCGGCGGGCGCCACGCGATTCCTTGGATTAGATTTAGGGAGCAATTGCGGCGTGGCGGTGTACGACCACACCCCCGGAAAAAGACTCTTGCAGGACAAACTGCAATTGTTTCAGTGGGATTTGTCGCCGCAGGGACTGGAATCTGGCGCGGCGCGGTTTGTTCGTTTGCGCGCGTTTTTAAACGTGACGCGCCCCGAGGTCGTCGGGTACGAGGACGTTAAATACTCTCCGCCCCGAGAGTTTTTTGTCAACAAAAAATTCGGCATTCCGGCCGTGTTGTCGCGGGTGGCGACAGCGTCGGAGGTTCTGGGCGGGATGAAGGTGACCGTCGCCACGTGGGCGGAAGAAAACAATCTGGTGTCTAACGGGTACGCAATTGCCACAATCAAGAAATACGCAACGGGCAACGGCAAGGCTAGTAAAGAAGAAATGATCGTCGCAGCGAACAAAGCGTTTGGCGCGGCGTTTGACACTGCGAAATACAAATCGACCGGAATCGACAACGTCGTAGATGCAGCGTTCGTGCTGCTTTTACTGCTACAGAAAATCAGCGCTGGAATGCCTGCGCCGCCAAATAAACCATGACCCGGCCGTCGTCTTTTATTCAAGTTGACGCAGTCACAAACGCCGATCGCGTCTTGTCTTTATCGTGCGCGGACGTATTGCGCCAAGCCGGACCCGACATCGCGTTATTCACGCCGGCGCTCCTCGTCACGCACGGCGGCTTTGACCGCGATCCGGTCATGGAATTTTGCGCACGCTTTCCGCACGAGGCTGAAAACGACAAGCCGTTTTGCATCGACCTTAAACCGTCTACATCCGAACTGTTTTTTGCCGGGCTGGGTGTGAAAGCCATCCCCGGCGTCGGAGAGTCAGTGCACTGGGGGAAACGCTTATATGGTGTACCAAAAACTCGCGAAGAAGACTGTTTCGCTTTTTTGCACGGCATCATGTTTTCGGAGAAAGACCGCGGGTTTTTTGCCAGTGTTTTTTCGTACGACATGCGGGTCATTGATCCGACTGGGTGGGTTGGCGAGACCCTGCTCGTAAAAGTATTTGGTGTTGTGTCTAATCAATTTATCGCGCTGCTCGCTGACAATCCTGCCGGGCCGCCGTATGCGCAGTACGTACCGGTGACGTCGCCGACGGCCGCCATGCAGTTTTTGCAGCAGCGCAATATTGTGAGTTCGTTCACAGCGGAAGACCCCCTCGATATGCGAGAGCAAGATGAGTGAGGCTGTAGCTGCCACGCCCGCCGGGCTGGCGTGGCACGTCGTTATTCTGGACACGTACGGCACGTTTTCGACCGAGACGTACGAGACGGCTGACGCGCTGGCGTTGCGGTTGAAAGACCTTGTCGACCGAGACGTGTCTGTGTCCTGTTTTTGTGGCGCACGCGTACAGATATCAAAACCACCGCTGCGCTACCTGATGACGCCGCAGGGAAACATCCCGCTCTTTGACGAACAACCAGACATCGAACCTGACGACACGGGGTATCTTGGCGTTGACCCCAAGCATTTAGAAGACCCGCCTGTGCTGCAGCCGCCAAGAGCGGCAACCGGTACGGCTGATGAGTTTTTTTCAGACGACGATGGAGATGCCATCAATATTTTTGACAGCGCTCTTCCCGACTCAGATGCCTAAATTTTTGCTTATATCGCGGCATATTTAATGCTCCCGCTTTTGCTAGTGGGGCATAGAAAGAAGGGTCTATGCGTGTTGTTACATTTCGTGGTGTCGCGGTCAAGCGACAGCGAAAGATCGCCGACGATAAGATTCTGCTCGTGTTTTACTCCCGGCCGCCGATTGTCGTTACGGCCGCCGAGTGGGAAACCGAGAAACAAAACATGTATTACGACGCGAGCGTCAAGCGCAGCGACGTAGTACGCAGCCTTTAAAGGAACTACATGGCTACAGCAGTGGACAATACGAATATGGGCGCAGAGTCCAAGGTGCACTCGGTTATCGAGCAGCAAAAACGGCTGCTCAAGCGGTTAGACGATGTGAGCCACTATCTTGGTGGTGTAGGCGCCGGGCTTTACCTCCCCGGTATTAACTGCACCTTTGACAACCCGTTCCGCCGCGTCGATGGGCGTCGGCCTCCGATCGTCACGCTTGAAGTGTGCGACGACGGGTCTTTGAAATTCACGGGCGCGATCAGTCGCCCGCGCAACGGAAAACTGACGTACTCGCCAATTTTCAGTTACGACGTGTCGCGGCCGTACACGCCGCGAGGCGACGGGCAGTCATTGCCGGCGAATAACATTGTGCTCGCGCGGCGGGCCAATGAGTTGCTGGCGGCGCTGTCCGGCTATGGTCGTCGGGTTAGTTTCGGTATGCACGAGGCGCTGCCGGCACTGGCGTTTCCGGAAGTGATCCGCGAGCACGGCCGCATCGTGGCCGAGAACTACACGTGTGTTCTCGGCTTCGAAGTCGACAATCCGGCAGTACAACTTGACACGGTTTTGGTCCGTCGGCGCAATCCCGCTGAGAAGATTCTGGCGCGCCACGGGATCGAATACCCGATGTCGGTCGGACCGGTCGAACTGGAAAACCTCGTTACTGAACTGCGGGCTGAGTTTCCGACAGACGACATTGACTGGGTCGCCGGCGTAGAGGCGCTGTTGTTTAAGCAGCCGCACTTCTCGTTCTCGGTTTCCCGCGCGCAGGCTCTTGTGACGGACCCGGACGCCGTCGTCAGCGCCATGCGCGCGCTGCTGCCCAAGCGCTATCAGTTTGAGGCCGCGTACTCGGACCTTTTGATCGCAGCCCGAAATCCGGAGCAGCCGTTGAAGATCAGCCGACTGTCCGCAATTCAGTTGTTTCCGATCGAGACGGCGTACGATCTGCCAGACGGCTACGGCGGCAGCGTACTGACTCGAATCAACATGGTGGCCCCGTCGAGCACCCGACAGGACGTGGTGCAGGTAACTGCGTAACAATGCGTTACTTCCTCAAGCCTGAACAATCCGTGCTGGACTGGCTGCTGTCTCACGACGCAGAACCGCACATCCTTCCCGTCTTCCCAGAAGACGAACACTCAGGCTTGGTGGTGGCTCACCTACTTTCCGGTGGAGTATTTGCAGAGGTAATCCCAACCGCGGCGCATGTCGCAACGGCGTGTGGGGCCGGGCTTCCGCTCGGAAGGCTGTATTTTCAGGTTCCCAAAAATCTGTTATACAGCGTCTGCGAGAATCTCCAGCCGGGAGACTTTGGGGGTTAGCGCTATACAGCGCGCCCCCTTTTTTTAGATATCAGAGGTCTGCATGCCAGCGTATCAAGACCCGTCACAAGTAAAGATGGAAGACGGCCGGTCTATGGCCGATTTTATGCGCCGCGGGCCGCAAGGCATTCGTGGCGTCGTGGTGTCGCCAGCCACGGCGGGCGGCACGCCTGTGAATTTCGATCCGCACGACATGTCGAAAACATCGATTAATGTGATCGACCCGGACGGCAAACAATTACACAATCTTGCGCTATCGCAGTTGACGCAAGACCGGGTAAACGCTGCTATTGCCGCCGCGGCAGAAACAGTACCGGGTGACGACATTAATTCCATTAGGGAGCGGGCAGCCATGGTTTTTGAAGAGTTGGCAAAAACAGCCGGTAACGGTGTGCAGCGGGTGCCGGTAAAGACAACAAAACAACCCAAACAACCAGCGCCCGCGCCGGTTACCTTGCCGGAAGATGAAGAAGAGATCGTGCAGGAGTTGCGGGAAGAGGTGGAGCAGTCTGTTCCGCTGCTGGAGAAGATCGACCGCACGTACAGCCCGATGGCGGCTTTTGGGCTTAAAAAGCGCGCAGCCGCGCCAGCGATTGCTGGCGGCAGCCCCGTTTCGTCGTCGGCGCGAGTCGGTCCGCCGCAGAAACTGGTCTATTTTGAGAAAGAAGGTATCGGCACAGTCCCTGCGTTTTTTCACGACATTATCGTGTCGGTCTCGCTCCCCGATGACGACGCGATCGATGAAAGCGGGTTTATGGTTCTTATTTACGACTTGCGGTTTGAACAAAATGCAGCGCGTTGGTTTCCGCCGTCAAACGATCCGTATCAGCGGCCGTGGGCGGTACAAATCAGCGATGACTCCAAGTTGTATCTTGTGCATACGACTGGTTTTCAGTATGTTTATGATCACCGCGAGTACTGCATTTTATTGGTTGAAAAAGCCGTTATGGCGCCCGGAATGTAACCATGGAAAAACAAGGCGTTATTCGCGAGGGGCTAACTCCGCCAGAAACCGCGCCGGAGAAGACGGCCGGCGTTATTGACAGCAAAACGCCGACGGCGGCCGAACTCGACCGGGACTTCCGCAAGCGGGCGGCCGAGGTTGTGCGCGCATCTGAAAAATAAGGGGTGTTCTGGTGACGCTGACTCCATCCTCCAATCTGGGCTACAACTCACTCGGCAAGGGCGTACAGTCAGACGAGCGGTTTCCAGACCCGTTCTGCGACATTGCCAGTCTTTCCATGCCGGAAAGTATTCAGACAGCCTTGCGCTGGGTTGAATACATCATGAACGCCAACGGGCCGTACCGGCAGGCCATCGACCGTGTGGTGTCGTACTTCATCACGGACATCGAGGTTTACGACATCGGCGAGAACACCACCGGCCGCGAAGAGAAAGAAAAGTTTCGCGTGTTCTTGGACGACACGCTGAGCGTCAAAAATGTCTTGCATACCGTAGCGCTTGATTACATGACGTATGGCAACGCGTTTACAAGTCTGCTCGTGCCGTTTCGGCGATATCTGTCGTGCCAGTCGTGCGGGTTGGAAATGCCGCTGGAGCAGGTATACAACTCGAAACAATGTGCGTTTAAATGGCAGGAATTCCAGTTTCACGCCACGTGCCCGAAGTGCAAGAAAACAGGAGAGTGGCGGCACATCGACCGGCGAAGCGGTGACAACAACTCCATGCACGTCAAGCGCTGGAGTCCACACGAGATCGATATCTTGTGGGACCCCTATACCGACGAGTGCTCGTATGTCTGGAAGATTCCGCAAGATTATCGGGCGCTGATCAAGGCGGGGCATTTACACCATCTGGAGCGGGCCAGTTGGGAGGTGATTCAAGCGATCAAGAACGAACAAAATCTGATGTTCGACAAGGGCGTCATTTATCACCTGAAAGAAGACGCGCTGGCTGGCATGCGTAACCGTGGCTGGGGCATTTCTCGTGTGCTCGCTAATTTCAGGCAGGCGTGGTACTACCAGATTCTGCACCGGTACAACGAGGCGATTGCGCTCGATTACGTTATTCCGTTTCGGGTTATCACGCCGGCGCCCAGAGGCGGCGACGCCCAATCGGCGGACCCGGTGCACACAATTAATCTGTCAAACTTCTCCGCCCGCGTACAGGCGATGCTGCGCGCCCGGCGGACCGACCCGGCGCGCTGGAATGTGCTGCCGTTTCCCGTGAACTATCAGGCCCTTGGCGGCGACGCGTCCCAACTGGCGCCGAAGGACTTGTTGGATCAGGCGTTGGAGACATTGCTCAAATGCATCGGCATGCCGGTTGAGTTGTTTAACGGCACGCTGACGCTGCAGGCGGCCCCGGCAGCCCTGCGGCTTTTTGAAGCAAATTGGGGTCATCTGCCGCACAACCTTAATCGGTTTTTAACAGAATTGGCGGCGCACATCGCCAAGGTCATGTCGTGGGAGCCGGTCGGTGTCAAACTGACTCGGGTCACACATGCAGACGACCTCAACCGCCAGATGGCAAAACTGCAGTTGATGCAGGGCCAGATGATCAGCAAGACGACAGGGCTCAAGAGCGTCGGCGTCGACTACGAAGAAGAAGCCAAACGGATGCTCGAAGAGGAGCGGATTTACGCGGAAGAACAAGAGCGCATGCAGAAAGAGATGGAGCAGGCGCAGCAGATGAAAGACCTGTCACAAAGCGGCAACATGACGCTTAACATGGGGCAGGCCGGCGCGGGCGCAACGGGCATGCCTCCGGCCGCCGGCGCCGCACCAGCGCCTGCGGGCGGGCAACCCGGCGGTCCGATGGCCCCGGGACAGCCCACCGCCGTCGATCAATTCCTGATGCAGCGCACGAACGCGCCAAACATTCCGCGGACGCCCGAAGATTTGCAGCAGCAGGCGCAACTGATCGCGCATCAATTGTTGTCATTACCGGAAACGCTCAAAGATTCTGAACTCATCAAACTCAAGCGCGGCGACGCTACGATGCACGCGCTGGTAACCAGCATTATCGACGACATCCGGCAGCAGGCCCGGTCGCAAGGCGGCGCAATGGTCATGGCGCAGCAATACGGACAGCCCACCGCCGTCGGCATGTAACAACTATGAGCGTCGGTATCTACACGCACTACGCGCACTGCGATCAGGCGTATTTTGCGGTCCGGCTGGCCGATTTTCTGCGCGACCACGGCGTTGACTGTTCGATATACGCGGACAATCCCCCGGCAAAACTTCGGACGGGTTACGACAACTCCGTCATGCACAAACGCCGGCTCCCGTTTACCGAGTGGGCCGAATTTGCCCAAACGATTGTGTGGACGCACGTGCCCCGCATCGAGCAGATTACGTACGCCAAGCGCATGGGCATCCGTACGGTGTTGGTGCCCATGTGGCAAGAGTTGCAGCCGCCCTTTAAAAAAGCGATACGGCAGGCCGATCATTTAATTGCGCTGTCTACGGAATGCCGGGAACTGTACCACGCGGTGTATAAGTTTCGAAATGTCACGATGATTCCGTTTGATGCCGGGCTGCCGGTCGTCAAAAAAGACAGCAATATCGACCCCAAATCGGTCAAACTGCTGCTGCCGTGGTTTGACCGGAATGCGCGCTGCACGCAAAGTGACTTTTTGTCGCACCTCGCCTACCTGCTGCCGAACATGCCCGAAGCCCGGCTGACCGTAGGTATTTCGTCCAGTAAGTTTTCGCCGGCCATTGCGCAGTTTTTCCGGCGGTTGAGCCACAAAACACAGGGCCGCGTCGTGCTGCGGCGAAATGTCCCGGTTACGGCGCGGCCCGGCTTATTCGCAGAACACGACCTGACCATCTTCCCGGCCGAGTGTGACAACTACGGGTTTTGCAACCTTGTGTCTATCAATTCTGGTACGCCGGTCCTGACATTCGCTGTTCCGCCCCAGACCGATTTCGTATATCCTGACGCCAACGGTGTGCTGGTCCGGACGAAGGTAGATTACGACGAAAACGGCGTGCCACATGCCGCTCCGCGCTACGAACTGTTTGCGGCAGCATTGCAGACAATGATTGCCGAACCCGAGCACATCAACGCGTTAAACAAAAAAATCAACTACAACCTGCATTCGCGGCGGAAATCGTTTGATTTGGGCTGGCAATCGATCTTGCGCCTGACTTGACGCTAGTGCATGGAGGCACTTGTGAAAAAAACAGATCAGTTGTCGCTTGAAAAAACGATCGCGTTTGCCAAGCAGTGTTACGCCACGCGCCAGACCGCCACAAGCGAAGACTTGTACGCCCATTGCTGGGCTGTCGCAAGCCAAGCCGAGAAGATGGCGATTAAGTTTTACCAAGACTTGCGCGAAGAGTATGTGCCAGAAAATTTGGAAGAGACGCTGGCGGTAATTACGCATTGTGGGCTTTTGCATGATGTGTTGAACGTGAGCGCCTGCGCGTTTGAGAACATTGCCGAAATTACCAACGTGCAGGTCGCGGCCATGGTTGCCGCCATCAGCCGCGACTACCGCCTTGTCGAAACAAAACGCGATATGGAGTTCCGCGGTCGCCTGAGCCAAAGCGCGGTAAGCACGCAGATTGTCGCCGTTGCCGATATTATCTGTTCCGCAAAAGCCATTTCCGCCGCCGTCGACGCGCAGGGGCTGGCAGTGGCGACAAAAGCCAAAAAACTGCTCGGACAACTCGACGGCGATTTGATGGCCATCCACGCCGCGAATAAATACTACGTGCTGCGCCTGTATGTCCACGCCGCCCGAAACTTGTTGGTGACCGTCAGCAAAAACATAAAAGCCTGCCGGCAGCGCGCAAAAATCGAAAAACTGGTCTTGCAAAATACCCAAACTTTGCGAGAATCCGACGCTGCCGCCGCTAAAGGCACTGCGCGTAAAAAACCTGTTCGCAAAAAGAAAGAAGTGCGTTATGCAAGAAAACGAACTCCTAAAACAAATCCTTGATGCCTACTGCGACGCCCGTGATTTGACGCCCGAGCAAAAAAGCGCGTGCGATTCTTTTTATGCGTACGCTGCCCAATGGATCGCCGACAGCGGCGTTGTCGGTGTCGGTCAGACATCTGACGGTATTGCGCTGCGGTTCAAAAACGGCGATGAGCGCGTGTTTTTTACTGCTGTCGGCGCCGGTATCCCGGTTGTCGAAAACAATGCGGTGAGCATTACAGGCAATTCAGGCGGCAGCGTTCGCGGAAGCGCGCCGATTGCCGACGCATCTGTGAACATTACCGGGTAATTGTTTCGGGGCATGGAGGCCGGCAGGTGTTTATCTGCTTTGAGGGAATTGACGGCGCGGGCAAAACGACGCAAGCCCGCATGCTGCAGCAGCGTTTGACCGCGGCTGGGTACAAAACAGAATTGGTCGCCGATCCCGGTACCACAAAAATTGGTACGGCTATCCGGCAGTTGCTGCTGGACAACGACGGGCCTATTACGCCGCTGGCCCAGATGTTGCTGTTCTCGGCCGCCCGAGCAGAACTCGCGGCCTACATGCGGAAGCGCTTACAGAGCTACATCATAATTTGTGATCGCTGGCTGTTGTCGACGCTAGTGTATCAAGGCGTACTGAATAAGATCAGCCAGAAGTTAATCGTGGACGTCTTTGACGCCACGACCGGTATTGATCCCGACATCTGTTTCCTGCTCGACCTATCTCCGGTGGCGGCCAAAAAACGCATGGGGAAACCACGAGATCGGTACGAGCGTCGCTGTATGGCCGAGCGCAAAAAGATGCGCCGCGAGTATTTGCATTTTGCAAACTGTGATTACGCGGACGTGACGCACGTTATCAACGCGACCGCCGCGGCTGAAAAAACACACGGGTTGATCTATGACGTCGTTAAGTCGGCGATCAACGCGCGTGGGATTGTTCCTAAAAGAAAGGATTCTTTGCGTGCTCGCCAGCGTTCAGGCTCAAAAACAAGAACGTGATTATGTTGTCTTTGCCGCTCAAGAAGAGGTTCGCGCGCTTGAGCGGCGGTTGTTGGTCAGCCCGGAAAATAAGACTGTAAATACGGCGTTTCGCAAGGTGTGCTACTTGCTGCTGCAGTTAGCCCAAAAACACGTTCCAAGTTCTGTGGGCACGCACGCCGACTACGTTTTACTGCTGCACTGTATCCGGCTGCTGCAGGACATGGGGTTCAAACCGGACATCGAGCCTGAAATTGACGCAGACGCCGGGCAAATTTCGCCAGAAATCGCCCGAAGTTCTTTTGAGTATCGCCGCCTACGCAATAAAATAATGGCAAGTTTGTCGTTGATTGCGGATTTGCCGGAAAAGCCCGTGTCTCCCGGAACGCCAGATTTTCAGGCGGGTGTTCGGGAGGGGTATCGACGCGCCAGCGACATCGCCGTTTTGTTTCTCGAAGACATTGACTGCGGGAGTTGACATGCGCACAGAAACAATCGTAGCTGAACTAAACGACCGAAATCCAGATGCGTATCTTTTTGAAAACATGGATAACGCGCTTGTGGGTTTTGGAAATGCCGGGCATCAAGACCCGGTAGCGGTGTATAGCAAAACCAAGATTTATGAAAAACTGGCGGCTGACGGACTCTCTCAAGAAGACGTCGATGAGTATTTTTTGGGGAAATTTGTTGCGACATGGTGCGGCAAGAATACGCCGATAATTTTAGACGACCTTTTGGAGCAGTAATTTTCGTGGCCACTGTAGTTGTGAATACGCCAGACGCAATTGAGTTTGCCAATATCTCCGAAAACGCCAAACAAAATCAACCGACGTTATCAGTGCAAGTCGGCGAGTGGGAAGCAGACAATCGGGTTGATGTCGGCGTCGTTGTCGATACATATGGCAGCCAGTTGCCAATACTAACGTCAAACGATGCAAGAAAATTAGCCAAATGGCTGGTTCGGGCTGCCGATATTTTGGATGGCGTTAAAAATTCTGCTAAAAAGAGTAGGCCGCGGACACATTACGAGGTTGACGACCCAGACGACTATTAACGGTGATTCATGGCTGATAAGAAAATTTCTGAATTACCATTAAAGTCAAACCCAACAAGCGCAGACCTTGTACCAATTGTTGACACGGCTGTTGCGCCGTATACCACAAAAAAAGCCACAATTGGTTCGCTTCTCCTAGTCGGCCCGACCGGCCCAGCGGGCAGTGCTGGTTTGACTGGTGCTACTGGGCCGCAAGGCAGTGCTGGTGTTACTGGGGCTACTGGCCCGGCGGGCAGTGCTGGTTTGACTGGTGCTACTGGGCCGCAAGGCACTCAGGGCGTAACAGGTGCTACTGGCCCAGCGGGCAGTGCTGGTGTTACCGGAGCCACGGGCCCAGCGGGCAGTGCTGGTGTTACCGGAGCCGCGGGCCCAGCGGGCAGTGCTGGTGTT